TCACGATTGCGCCGAGACCTTAATTTCCGAAACGGCATCAGATGCTTTATCAAACTTAACCTCATCTGTTTTTTTACATGATAATTTGATGAAGCTATCAATATAATTTTGATTGTTCAATGCCATTATAATATCATTAGCATCATAAGGCCATGTTATAATACTATCAACACCATTCAACTTAGCCTCTAAAACAACCTTTTCTTTTGCATAGCTATTTTGAAGATTTACAGTCTCAATGCCTTTTTCCTTTTGGACAAGGAAATTAACATTGCCAACATCATATGTTCCTTTAATATTATCAATATACTCTTTAATCTGCGCTTCATTATCAAAAGCAACATCAACCTCCACCTTAACTACTGATTCTAGGGTGGTTTTATCTTTTTGAGAGGTAAATAATTTTATTATTGGCTTTAAGTTAACTAAAGATTGCGAGGAGCTAGTACTAACCGTTATTTTTTCTTTTGTAATAATTTTAGTGATGTTTTTAAAATTCAAAATAAGATCTTTTTCTACCGAAGCATTTACATATCTCTTGCAATCAAGTGAAAAATAACAATAATTTTCATCATTTTTTTTTGACTTTATAACCACCGCTAAATTTCCCATTGGCACCCAATACATGATCCGAAAATGCTGAGTAATTATGCATGAAATCTCTTATGTACTGAAGAAGGACTCCAGTTTCTGAAGACGAGCCTTTAAAATCTAAAGTTACTAACATCCTTTCTTTTGAAGCAATATAAAAATATGCTGGAATCCCTGGAATCCTTTCTTTTCCTATACGTGTGCGGGCAACAGAATTCTTATCTCCTACATTGCCATTATGCGGAAGAGAGAGAACATTATTTTTATTTCCACTTACACCAATCCATAAAATCACTATGTAATCATCATTATATTTTTTGATGTCATAGCAATATACTTCCTTAGTACCATGAGAAGAAACTCTGCTGTTCTTAAAAGTTTTCTTATTTAAGAACTTAATCATTGGATCTAGAAACTTATCTATATCAGACAACCTTACTTTATTCTCTTTATAATCAGAAAATGAAAATTTCGTGAAATCATATAATTTCAAGGTACATGCTTCTAATTTCATTTTGCTCTCCCAGATTCTGTATAAAATTCTTTGTTATTCTTCATAGATTAGTCTCAGAACAATTAGACCTTATAATCAGCTAAATCATATGGACTATGGCAATCTTCCACATCGCCTTACACTGAATAATTTACAGGTCAAAACGCGAAAAATCTATTCATATTAAGTCATCGTCGATGTAGTTCAGAGTAAGACAAGACAAGCATCACATAATTACTCGAACGACCAAAATCGCACTACACCGCACCCGCCTGCGGTTTTCAGATCGCAAAAATTTTTCAGTTGGGATTTTTTACAAATGATAGCGCCAGACCGCGCCACAACTGGGGATTTACAGCGAGCAGAGAACTGAAAAGAGTGAAAAGAATTTCAGCTTTTTTCAGTTTAGCTTTACTCCAACATCGTAACCACTTGAATTAAGCTATTGATAGTAAAGGGATATAAAATTTTAGGTGAGATTTTTCATGATAACTGACGGCACACTTAAAAGTTAACAAACTGATTCTTATAGACATTTTTTCTTAAGCCGCTGAAATTTAATGAACCGAAGCCGGGAAAATTTTAGTTACTCCCGGCGAACCGTTCAGTGACTCTCTTTGGCTGCCAACAGGAGTTCTAATGCTTTTTGTCGCTCGTCCGGTGGCAGGGCATCCATTAGCTCTTTAATCCATCCCTGGCCGCGCAAAGCGCTGGGACTAATCGTGTGTGAGAAGGAAACGTTCATCACAAACGTGTGCCCACACTCTACATTTGAGCAATAACAGTACACATCTGATAATTTGGGGTGCTTTCGGTTTGTTTTCCTCACCGTTGCCGCAGACATACACTCCGGGCAGTAAATTTTCATCACTCGCATAGCGAAACCTCTGTTGCTTACCAGAAGAAAGGATTTTGGTTCCCCTCCATTTTGTTCTGAACGTGTAACACTGGTAGCAAGTATTAAATTGAGAGGTAACGAGAGGTAACATACTGAGTTTTTTTACCTCTGTTACAGGCCACCTCCATCAGATGGTTTATAGCTTTTATCTTTAGCGGCTTCTACCTGACTGGCATTCAGCATCATCGAGGACACATTTACTAAGCCGAACAGAAGATGCCCTGATTACCCCCAATCGCATGTTGATTTCATGAGACAAGGGGTGACCTCAAACGACTAAAACAGCGTAATTTGTATGTTTCGAAAGGTTTTGTTGAAGTGGATTGACCTGAGAAAACTAGGAGATGGTGCCGATAATAGGAGTAAAACGCAGCAAATAACCACATGTATTTACTGTGTTTTGTCTTTAAAAACTAGATAGATACCCGAATAGATACCCGCTTTGATTTCGCTCCCAATTGAGGAACAAAACAAGTTAGTTGACAGGTATTTTCGCAGTACAACAAACTTCTATCAAATGACACTTCTGCCATCGCTAACCCGGTCCAGCGTATGTGTAAGAACGCCGTAAACCATTACATCATTCAGAGCTTCCCCTTCTATCGCTTCACCATCTTGAGTGATCAGCGCCTGGCCCATTAGCTTCACAAACTGGTTTCTACCGTCCATGCTAACCAGCAACGTATCCCCTCTTTCTGGCTTCAGACTGACGTTAATCACAGCCCAACCACATGACGTTTCTATCACCCGGCAGTTTCCATCAATCCCGCATACCAGATCGATAGTTATCCTTTGCTCCTGATAATCCGTGGCTGGCGATGGAAATCCCATTAGAAAACCCTCCCCATGTTACGAAGGATCCAATATCGGTTCTCGCTTCCGTTTGTTGTCTTATCAGCAAAGTCAGGCTGGTATCGCTCGATCCATGAATTTGCATCCGCCTGGCTGAAATGCCAGTGCCTCTCCTGCAGTTCAGCTATGAATTTGTCTGTATGCAGGCAGAGATAGCCCTTCGGGTTTTGCTGTATAGCCGCAATAAAAGCAGCACGAACATCCGGTTGACGAGGCATAAACGCACCTTTGAACGCTGATTGACTGTATGTACATACAGTAGTATTTTTACAGAATCAGATCAAGCGCAGGCATGTTTCACTTTTAAGAGGATCGGTATGTTCGTTGAACTGGTTTATGACAAACGCAATGTAGAGGGACTTGAAGGGGCCAGAGAAATTATCTTGGCAGAGCTGACGAAGCGAGTGCACCAGATCTTCCCTGATGCCGAAGTGAGGGTGAAGCCGATGCAGGCAAATGGCTTGAATAGTGATGCCAGCAAAAGTGATCGGGAAAAGCTGAACCGCATGCTGGAGGATATGTTTGAAGAGGCAGATATGTGGCTTGTATCTGAGTTTCCGACAGCTCGCCAGATTGGGCTGTGATGTAAAACAGGCTGCTCGGAATGCCAAAGCAGCCTGTTTTCTATTTACGCATTTTCATCCGGTTGACTAGGCCAAGTGATATCAGGCGCAGTCATGGTATCCACAGCTTCCAGCGCATCCAGATAATCAAGCCACGCGTTGTACTGAGCTTTTTCAGTATCCTTCAACCGTCCCATAGCTGCTTTTCCAGGCCACTGCCTGTAGTTCATATAATCGTTTGCAGCATCAATACGGCTTTGTTTTTCTACATCCGCTTGAGCCACAATTTCTTCATGAGTAGGTGGAGGTACATCAACCCAGGATGGCATTCCATCGGCATCGGTACCTCGCATTTTCCCCTGAGGTGGGTTAGCCGTAAATTTAAGATATATTTCTTCACCGACCTCAACAAATGAATCGGGCCACGAATTTGCAGCCTCGTAATCATCCCGCATTGATAATGGATAGAACAAACCTTTTGAATATGCGTACATATTAGTATCCTGTGGCAACCCAACTGATGGAAGAATCAACCCTTGTGGCATTGTTATTCCATGCCTGTACTGTAAAACCGGTTTTCCCAACTCCAGAGAAATTAATAATCACCGGAGTGATATTATTATTACGTTCGTTTGATGTAATTGATGTACATACGTTCGGGAATGGTATAGGGAATGTCACATTAGCACCGATTGTTGTTGTGTTTCCAGAACCCCACTGAGTAATAATCCCTGTACTCTCATCTTTATGCCAACCATTCACAGCGAGACTTGCTGTATTTTTTTTGTTGAACCCATTATCAATGTATGACTTCTGGTCTGCGATCTGGTTTGAAATGTACTGTTTCAGGCCAACGCCTGCCCCCCATGCACTACCAAAAAGATTTCCTGTCTGGTCTAGCCAGGCACTGGAACCACTATAGACATTCCCACCTGCCTTTAAGTCCCCTGTTAATCCAATTACCCCGGTGCGGGTATTAAGATAGATGCGTGTAATCTGATCATAAGTGCATGGGAAGCCGATACCATTCCATGAGGCGAGTTCAATATTATTGCCTGAAAACCCTGCGTTATCCGCTGAAGAGTGCCGTAAAAAATAGGTATCATTATCAAGAATTAACGCTCCTGATAAAATGGTCATGTAGCCGATAGACTTAATGCCAGTATTTGTTAATTCAGCAATTTTTTGATTGTTTGCGTAAATGCCAATGACACCGTCTGATTCAAAGATAAAACCACTATCTGAATCACCGATATTGATCGAGGGTTTAGAACCATCAAATAACCCCGACCCTAATGGTCCAATGCTTACGCGCTTTGAAGGATTCAGAGTATCTTTTAAGCCGAGATATTGAATAACACCACTTATATCACTTTTCCCAATAATATCTCTCCCGACCTGAGTTAAATCGGTAAGAGCAGCAGCTTCAGTGCCAGTGAAGTATGGAAGTGTATCTTTAGTCCCTACAAGTTGAGCAAGTGCTGAGAGAGTCGTATCAAGAGGTTGAGATACTTTATTAAGAGCATTTCCTAATTTAGTATTAAACCCTGAAATACTACCATCATCCAGTACATCGACATTGGCTTTATCACTTACAAACTGCGCCAGAGCCGAAGCGATAAAAGATGCCTGCCGGAGGACTTTATTAATTTCGTTAGACTTTGCTACCCCAGAAGAAAATCCCGTAGATAAAGAGGGCAGCCCCTCATACTCAGCCTGAGAAATAACGTTGGCCCCACCCGATATAGAGAAGGGTTTAAAATCATTTGTAGCCATTAATTAGCTCCAGTATCCGGCGTCAAATCCGGCGATAGTTGTACTTTGTGTGTCAAACCCAAAGAGAGGACGAGCAGGATCGATTACGTTAAGGCTTTTGACTTTAACGCCACCAGCCTTAATATTCATTTCACCTGCCTTAATAACTGCAATGAGCTCTGCTGATGTATTTGCAATTCCATTAACAGCAATCGCGTTTATCGTGATACTCATGTCCTGGTTGTCGATGATCTGCATTTCTATACCTGAGCCGGTAAATACCGTTTCAAGAATTTCCTCAAGATGCCCCATCGTGCCGTCCCATGTATTGATTGCAATTTGTGCTTTCAGCACCATGCGGTAAACATCATCGCTTAACTGGGTAAATCCAGAATCAGGGTCAAATGGTCCTTGCCAACTCCCTTGATCCCAACCAAGACCATCTGTGTCCCACGAGAAATAGACGTCTGAGATAGGTACGCTCACTGTCCGGCCTCGCCCTACCCACTCACCAACGACGTCGAGCTGCACACCTACGGCCCGATCGAGGTCAAACGCAGCTATAAAGCTTTCCTGTGCTTTAACGATGTCGGTTAGCGGCCGGGTTATTAGATCAACGTGTTGTTCAAAAAGAGGCTTAGTCGCGTGGTAATTCGTTATTCGTTCTGTGTATTTGCTCATACTGGTGTCACCTTAATGTTGGCAACGACCCCGGCAGCGGCTTCGTTAAACAGAATGTCTACGTTCGCCGCACTTACCCCGGCGGCCGTCTTACCAATTTTCAGTGAGGTGATATCGTAATAACGGCTGGCCCCTCCACTCATTACCCCGAGGTTGGCAGGTGAATAAATCCGGCTGATGAGTACATTCTCGCCAATACCGAGACTGTTGATATACTTTGCAATCTCCGCCTTCATCTGATCAGCAATCTGCGACGTATACCCCGGGTAAGTGGTCAGTTCAATATCAACAAATATGTTGACTATTGTTGGCCTGCTGAACCTGATTGTTTTCGGTTCACCGTACTTTCCGGTGATGTCGACGGCGGTAGTGCCAAAGGTGAAAGTTCCCTGGTCCTTCTTCTTAGACAGGACAGTGGCTATTTCATTAGCATCGCCCCCTTCCACTACTGCACATATCGAGTGTTGCGGAAGACCATTGCTGTCAGTGGTGTCCGTGTCGTTCTCGTAAATACGTACCCGTGTTACACCGGAAATATCCAGCAAAGAACCGTCCATACCGTCAATGGTCGTCTTGGAAGGTAATGCTGTGCTTCTTGACTGCCTGGCACGTAACTGCGGATCGTTTTCCCCGGGTTGCCCGAGCGTTGCCGCTGCCGGATTGGTGGCCGTTCGCCAGCCTCGGGTAGGGGTTGCAATGTTCCTGATTGTACCAGCCAGTGCAGCAACGGCACCGGGTGTCGTACATGTAGCGGTTACGGTCACAGTCTCCGATGGCGGAATATTGATGTTTGTTGGTAGAGCCCATAGTTTCCCGTTTTCATCTCGTACCAAGCCTGCAGTGATGAGCGTTCCGGGCTCGCCTTCCAGAACAAGATCTGAAGTTGAGTTGGTGGCCCCCTTCCTGGCAATGCCGTTAATTTTTACGTTGCTTGAAAGTGCGCGACCAATACCAGTTGACGGAGAATAGGAGTTATAGACCGCTATAGCCGTGTTGTTGGCATCGTGAATAGCCAGAGCGTATATAGCCACCATCTGTCCGTCTTTGCTGTCTGGCTCCAGATAAGCGTCACTGCCATAAATCTGCTGGAAATAGCTCGTCAGGGTATCGAGTATCGTCTGGTAATCAGGCGCACTGATCCCCTCAGCGGTTACCGTTGCCGATAAGCCGAGTGTGTCCAAATTGAGGGCCATTTATGCCTCGCTGGTTACTGTCGTTGTTCCGTAGATAGTGTCGATTTCAGCGAAGAACTGGACGCGGCGCGTCGTCGTGTTCACTGTCGTATTGAAAGAGAGGATGGACTTAACGCCCCGCGTTTCGAGGATGCGCTTACGGATCGCCAGGTTATAGGTTTCCGGCTTCTGCTTACCGAGTACGGACTGAATCCACGGTGTCCCCTCGGTGGTGTCGAGAAACCATTGCCCGTACCATAATTCGAACCGCGTTTTCACGGCCTGCGCTACGGCCTCCGGTGAGTTAATCAGCCAGGTATCATCGCCGCTGCCAAAGGTGTAATCGCCGTCGGCGTCTTCACGTCTGTATCGCATCAGTTAGGCGCTCCTGTGTTACCGCCGCCGGTCTGTACTCCGCCGTGCGTATGCGTCATCAGGCTCTTACCACCAGCTTTTACATCGTTAGTCACCGTTACAGGGCCGAGCATCGTCGCGGTACCGCCTCCTTCGCCCATGCCCTGAGAGAGGTTCCCGTTTATTGTCACGTTGCCGTTTAGCGTGATGGTGGGTGATGTGATCGTGGTCCCTCCTTCTGCTGTCGCCGTCAACGCGCCGGGAGTTTTAACCGTGATGTTATGGCCTGCAGCCACTTCCACAAATGCAGCGCCATCATCAGTACGCAGCTGCGCGCCACTGGTGCTTATTCCACTTATTTTCTGCGCCTGCGATTGCGGCCCGACGATACAGAACGCATCCGATAAATCATGCACCCGGTCGTCGACAGGCTCCTGTACCCCGCCGTTCTGCCACCAGAAATCGATGCAGCGGTCAGCGAAAATGACCAGACATTCATCGCCGGCTTTCACCGGAAACGTTAGCGTGCAGCCGCCGCCGCGCGGAAATATCACCGGCACATCCACCAGCAGCGGGTAATTTTTGGTAATGCGGTTCCCGTCGTTATCAGTTTCAACCGAACGGATAGCAGGCTGCACAACCGCCGTAACCGCGTCAGGATCGAATGACTGGACGATGCCAGGCAAAGCGACGCGGATCTGGTTTTTTGTGGTTTCCCGCTCAGATTTGAATGTTTCGGCAAGGTCGCCGCTGCGGGTCTGGTCAGATACTGCCATTTGGTAGGCTCCAGAAAGCAAAAAACCCGCCGGGTGGCGGGTTCTATTAATTACTTAAGAGGCTTAACTTGCAGTCTTTTTGGTATCAATCATACCAGCAATAAGAGACTGCAAATCCTCAGCATCCTTGATGGTACTGCAAGCATCAATCCGATTAACGTGCTTATCAAGATTATAATCAGCAATGACTCTTCGGTGATGTGCGGTTTTGAGCTTAAGCCCAACCTTTTTAGCAGAAGCTCGGTCAAGACTATGTGCTACAGCTGCATTCTCGCCGCAAAGATATTCAGAAAGCCTCGCATGTACTCCACCGGGTAACTTTTGCCCGTTCTCGTCTTGAGTTGGGATATAGCCATCCGTGAGCAATAACGCTGAATGATACATCGTATAATATGCTCTGCTTATCGCATTACGAGTCCACTGTTCACCGCTATTCTCAATAGAGCTTTTTGCCATCTCCAGAAAGCAGTTAATCGCTACAGGCATCAGTTCACCGCCTCAAAGTAAGCGACACTGCATCCCGTTTCCAGACCTCTTTCAATCATCTCATCAACGACCTTATCGTTAAGATATGAAAGATACTCTGCGTCTTCAGTTTCGATGCCAACAGAAAAAGAAGCATAACCCTCACCATCGGTAAGCAGACTGGAGGTCTTAGCACGGAGTGATTCGCTTTCCACAATGTACATCAATACATCTGCAGCTTTTTTCAAACCGTCGCGCATTGAATCGCCTAAGTTGCTCAAAACTAAAGCGGTTTGCAATGCAGATACATTTGTTTCTTTTTCAGTTTGACCAAATTTCTCAAGCTTTGCGATAGCCATATCGAGAATCTCCCCATCAGCCCAGAAGGCCGCAAAATTTAAAGCATGTTCGGCCATGCAGGGGAAGTCGTAGTCGAGAGCCCGAGTAAGCAACTCTCGCCGTTTAGAGTAAAGCCCAAGGTTGCTTAGTGCGCTAGAAAAGTTGTTCCAAGTAACAGGATCTGTCGGGCATATGGCTAAAGATGTCTCAATCGCCTCGATACCTCGCTCCACTTTGCCATCCAGCAACAGAATCAGCCCTTCAAGTGCTAAAGATTGATACCTTATAGGTAAAGCACGGGCTTCTCTTAACAACTTCTGTTTTTCAAGGTCAAGAAGCAAGATTCTTCCGGCTTCCAAGGATGGACCAAGCTTAGCGACGACTTCTCCAGTTTTTGGTTGCGCTACTGGCATAAGGTGCTTTTACTCTTTTTAGTCATTTTGTAGTCGACGTAGTTTAAACAAGTATTAGCTGCAAGCAACAACTTTGTAAAACCACACAGGTAGATTAGATGTAAATTTCATCCAAGTACCTAACAAGAAAGAAAGTTTAGTTGGCCACTTTCTTACACGGGAAAGATCCGATGATTTTCGGCGCGTCCATGCTGTTCTGCAGCAGTTGGACGTTCAGGAAAGCTTTTCCGTTACGCTTCACAAACTCAAAGCCGTAATTGTTGCCATCACGGGAAGGCATCAGGCCCATGTCCATTTTCATGTTTGAGTAATCACCATCTTTTCCCAGAAATTTGATTTTCTGAGATGTGACAGTTTCACCGTTAATAACAGTCATTCCGTCACCGGTCATTGTGTAATTGCCGCACTGAATTGCAGCCATCGCCGGAGCAGTAACCATCATTGCTAACGCCAAACAGAACCGTTTCATTAAAGCCCTCTTTCCCTCGCTGAGGAGGAAACAAGATCCGCCGCGCCACGCGCTTCGCACATCATATCCATGTACCACGCCTGGCCCCTTGTGTCGCCAGTGTACATAATCCCGCGCACAATATAAACGCCATCCGTTGCGATGCTGGCAGGCTGCGCCGTGGTGCCGCTGAGCGTGATATTTCCGTCCGTGTTCTGGTCGGTGATCTGCCCACCGGCCATAGCGATATCGTTGTTCGACAGCGCGGTGCGATACACGGAAGCCTGATCCAGCTGAATAAGACCGTTAACCCGGATATTCGGGTTAATCAGCGCGCGGACGTTTACGCCGTTGCCGATGGTCTGCTGCGGCATACCGATAAGCCCGGTGGCGCTGTTGAGCACTATCGCGTCGTGAACATACTCGTTATTCGCCACCATCTGGCGCTGCCCGTCCACAAACTGCCATGTTGCGCCACATTGTCCGGCCACGTTATCCATAAGATGCCGAGTCATGCCGAACAGCACCCGGCCACGGGGGAACACAGTAGCCGGCATTTCAGGCGTCAGGCCTTCGGTCGCGCCTTTGGCCTCGAAGTCTTTCATCAGCGCGCGGTTCACGTCTGCGACCGTGTAACCGGCTGCCAGCGTCTGCGAGGTTATGCTGGTGGCAAAAGCCAGGTCCGTATCGGCTGCCTGAATCAGGACATAGGAATCAATAGGGCTGTCTTTACCGGTGACCGAGTAGCGAATGTCGCCGCTGAAAGTCAGCCCGTAGTTTCGGCCATCACTCTGGCCCACGTCCGCCGCATCGACTTCGCGAACGGTACCGACGTCGCTTGCCGACACCTCCGGCGCGATACCGTCGTAACCGGCAATCAGCCGCACTTTCGAAAACTCTTTACCGGTGATGCGGTTGGAGGTATCAGCAGACAGGTTGTAGATTTTGAACGTACCCACCCGTGACGCGCTGCTGATGTTGAACCAGTCGATCGTAAAGGTCACTTTGAAATCGCTGAGCTCAATACCCTGCCCGTTCTCGTCCAGGAGCTGCAGCTCGAAATGTCTCATCCAGTTCTGTGACATGTTTACTCCGTTGATACCAGTAAATGACTGCGGCCGCCCAGGTCGGTTTTCGTCGGGTAATCCTGTGTGCTGTCATCACAGACCACCACCAGCTTAAAGCCCAGCCCCATATAGCCGTACTGCGCCAGCAGGTCAGCGCCGGTGACGAGAGGAATACCGGAGATTACCGGCTCCCCTCTGTCGTTCTGCAGGTCCATAATCCAGTACAGATCGCGCCATATGATGCTAATCCGCCAGGTGGTCCCCGCCAGGATGATGCTGAATTGCTGGTTATCCGCCGTCAGCGGGATTTCCTGAATTGCCATTAGCCTAGCCCCAGTAATGATGCCCCGTTACCGGTGATGCTTTTCAGCAGTGAGGTATTTGGCGGCTTAGTGGTTTTGTTGCCGGTATTCAGCACCGCCGACGTGCTGGCCCCGTCCTTCATGTTGGTTTTATCCGCGACGGTGATCTGCTGCGTCTGCGAGATAAGAACCTCCCTCAGGGTGAGGACGGCAGACAGGACGTTTTCGGTTGTTTTGTCTGTCGTCACTTCCAGCGCGCGGATCAGCATGTTGCTGTACAGGCGTTTGCCAGTTACCACATCGAAAGGAATACGGCTCGCCTGCAGGTCGAGTATCTCCTGATACGTCTGCTGGGGGCTCAGCCCGAGCAGGCTGGTAGCCGTCAGGTTACTGGCAAAATCCAGCAATGCTCCGCCACCAGCGAAACCGACCTCCATCACCACTTCAGACGGTTTTTTGTAGGCATGGTCGGCGATGGCGGCCCCGACTTCGACAGGGTGCTCGGTTATCTCCAGCGTGTCGCTATGCTTCTCAGAAACAACCACGCTGGGGACAATCATCCCTATTTTTCGGCTCTGCTGCTGAAAGAGCGTAGAGAGAATATCCATTAGCCCACCTTCGTTTGATTACCGCGCATAACCTGGGCGTTTGCCGACTGCTGCCGACGCTCGACCTCGGTACCGACAGAACGCGGGTCACCACCACCGTAGATGTGGTAGGTGTTCTGTTGCTGTACCTGAGCCCCGGGCGTGGGCATGTTGCTTAATACCTTCGGAATGTAGTTGCGGGTTTCCTGAGGCATAAGGGCCATCCCATGCTTCTGCACGTTCCCGATCCCCCAGTTGTATGAGGCCAGCGCCTTGCTCAGGTCACCGCCGTTCGCCTGCAGCAGCTGTGAAAGATACTTTGCGGCTGCCTGCGCGGCCTTCTCCGGGTCGAAAACATCATTCCCGCGCAGCCCCATATCGCGTGCCGTGCCGTCCATAAACTGAAACAGACCTTTAGCGCCAGCACCTGAAACAGCGAACTGATTACCGCCCGATTCCGTGATGGCCACACTGCGCAGCAAACCTTCCGGAAGCCGATAGAGCTGTTCCAGGTTGGTAAGCATCGGCTGCATCCATCCCAGCAACTCAGAACCCGCTTTGGTTGGCTGTGGACGCTTAACTGACTGGCCGAGTTGCTCAGGCTCATCATCGCCAAATCTCCCTTTTATCCACCGACCAACATTACGAGGATCGACACCAAACTTATCTTGAATCCAGTCAGCGGCACTGTTAGCGCTGTCTGTTACCATCGGCATCGCTGACGGATTTTCGCTGCCCTGATTGAGCATCTGTTTGCCGATACTGGCGGCATCAGCCCAGCGGCCATCTTTAATGGCGTTAAGCAGGTCGGCGATCATATTCAGCATTTTGCTGAACTCGCCCATCTGGTCGATGAAGTTGCTGAAATCCCACTTCAGGGACCATGATTTGGGGTCAATATTGAGCAGTTTCGCCAGCGCTTTCGCAAGGTCGTTAACGGTCGTTTTAAGGTCACGAACCATTTTCAGCGCGGCGTCGACTTCCGGCTTCCACTTGCCCCAGTCAATCAGGCTGTCCCCGCCTTCCTTCCAGGTCTGATAGTCCTCCCACAGAAGGGCAATCCCCGCCGCCAGCGCGGTAATGAGGCCAATCGGCGACATCCAGAAAGTACTGTTCAGAATGCGCAGCGCAATCGTCAGCGCGCCGAACAACGAGATCAGCTCCCGCGTTTGCTTATCCAGCGATTGCCACCAGGTGATAAGGCTGGATGTTCCCTCAATTAGCCTGAAGAACAGCCGCCCGATGATGTCTCCGAGCGCCAGAATGCCTTTTATGGCTTTCGTCAGGGTCTGCTCGATGCGCGGGAAGTTATCGAGGATGTGGCGGCGCAGCGTGTCCAGCGAACCCGCCAGACCACCAGCAAGATTAGAGCCGATTTTGTCACGGGCCATGCCTGCCATCGCACCGAACTCGCGCAGGGAGGTCATGAATTTGTTGGAGCTTCTGGCCGCCTCGTCAGCATTGAAGCCGATAGCTTTCGCCATTGCGCTGTACTGCCCGGAGAAACCGCCCACACCCCGGCGCATCGCCATGAGGGTATTTTCGTCAATACCCAGCATCTGCGCATACTGGTTAGCCCGGTAATACGGCATGCTGCTGAGCTTCTGGCCGACACCCGTAAAGATAGCGGCCATGTCACGCATGTTGCCGCTGGCGTCACGGGTCTGTACGCCCAGGCGATTCAGGAAGCCTTCCGCGCCGGGATTGTTACGAACAAACCGGGAGAGGCTTTCCAGAGAGGTTCGCGCCGCGTCAACGCTGCCGCCCACCTGCGAAACTGCATAGCCAATAGACTGAATCCCCTGAACCGTCGCGCCGGTGCGCTGTGACGCCCAGTAGAGATTATCCAGCCCCGAGGCGATCTTAGCCGTGAAGGCCACCACGGTAAGCGCGGCACCTTCGACGGCCAGCCCCATTTTGATAGCGTTTGCGGTCGTACCGGCGAGAACTGAGTCGAATTTTGACGCACCCGCTTCGTCGATATCAAAACCGAGCGAGACGAGGAAATCTTTAATAGTCTCAGCGTTCATTATCCTCTCTCCATTTCTCAATACGGCGCTGGTTGTCTGCCTTAACGGCCAGGTAGTCATTCATCAGCGCGATATCACACAGATCGACCGATCCATCCTTCAGCGCGTAATAAGGGATTAACCCGGCGTCAACCGGGTCAAGGAGATAAGACAGCCCGTCAGGCAGGCTGTTGAGGGTTAACCCTGAGGCTGGCCCGGCGTCGCGCTGGTAGGGCTCACGGGCAAAAAATTTCCCAGCGAATCGGCGACCACCCGCGCCACCAGCTGCAGCATGGTCAGCAGGTCGATATCATCGAACATCAGCTGACCGCTGTTGAATACCGGCGTCCATCCGTCCATGTGCTTGCGTGATACCACGGCCAGGCACGGATGAATAATCGCGTTGGTGTCTTCTTCGGTCAGGGAAGAGAGTTCCTCAGCGATACGCGGGAGCAGGGTTTCAAACACCGGTTTCAGCTGATCGAATTTCACGGTGTCGATTTTGCCATCAGCAGGCAGAAGGGAGCGAATGCTCCCGAAATCTGACATCATGCCCGCCAGCACCGGCAGCAGTTTGCGGGTCACTTTCAGCTGGTCAAAAACGCTGAGTTTTGCCACGCGGTAATCGTGGCCTTTGATTGAGCATTCCATCTGTTAAAACTCTCCGAGAACCTGGTCGATTTTGCCGCAGTCAAACACCCAGGGCATCGTATTACCGGCCTTAGCGTTGGCGTTATCCGGCTGTTTCTGGAACGCCACGCTGCGCGCCGTGATGATGTCTCCGCTCACCTTGTTGCGGATCACAATGACGTTGTTTCCCCAGGTACCTGAGGAAAGACTCTGCGCGTTGTACGCCAGCGACAGCTTTTTGTTTGTCGGCGAGGTCTTCAGCAGGTTGACGGTTACCGTGCCGCTTTTATCCGCGTGCAGGCTGTGCATCACTTCACCGTCAGCGCCGATGGTCATGGTATTTTTGGGGCCGCCCATTGCAACGGTGATCCCCTCCTCTGAACTGGCGGAACCGTAGCCCAGATCAATCTCGCCGGTCGGGCCGGAGAGGGACGCCGTGACGTCCATAAAAGAATAAGTAGTCATTCATGTTCTCCTTAGCGAACGACGTTGATCTGCACATCAGCGAAATGAACCGCACCCGCCAGCTTACAGGCCACCTGAATAACCGGTGCCTTACGTGCTTCACGGTCTGCCTGCGCCTGCTCGGAAATCGGCTGCGCGTAGACGTAATAGCCTTTTGTCAGCGTGTCGCCGGAATCCAACTGCCCAATCGGGCCACCGTTCCATACGCCAGCAGCCACCAGCCCGTTCGTGACGGACTGATCCATTGATTTCTCAACGTTAGAAAGGAGGCGCGTAACACCCGCATCAGTCTGTGGGACTTTGGTTGTGCTGGTGTAGAGCAGGTTATACAGGTTGGTTTGAACGTAGTTCTGCAGCCAGTCGAGCCCGTGGCGCTCATCGAAGAAATCGCCGCTGGACATGACGCCCTGCTGCAGGATGGCCGTATCGTTTTCGTAATACACGTAGACGTTACAGTTTTTGGTATCCAGCGCCTTAGCCTGGCTGAGATCCAGTGTCTCGTAGGTGATACCCGGCTCCTGCTTAAATTTCAGGGTAATGGTCGTGTTACTGCCGTTGAAATTCACCGTAAACGCCCGGCCAAACGCAGAAAGCGCGGCGTACTTGCTGCTGGTGGAATACTGCACAAACGTGCGACCGTATTTTGCCGCCTTCAGCTTATAGGCGAGATCGGTTGTGGATGTTGTGTTAATCGCTTCCGGGTCTTGAGTGGTAATTGCCAGAATTCGACTGAGGCTGGAAGCTTCAATCGCGGCGGCCACACTCAGCCAGTCGGCATCGTCGATCTCTTCATCATCGGCTACGCCCAAACCGTACCAGCTCGTGTAATTCAGTACAGCGTTTACGGCCTGCAGCAGCGTTTCCGTCGAACCGCTTTCAGCCGATACCAGCGTTTTAGCCCAGCGACCGACATACACCTGCTGAGGTTTCGGTGATTGCGAGAAATACACCGTAGCGGCTTCATATTCAGGGCTATCCACGCCGAAATCTGTACCGATATCTTCCGGGGATGAGTAGAGGCGAATGCGCTCAGAAACCGGGATAACCGTTGAGCTCCCGAGAATGAGCAGTGAACCAAAGTTTCGACCAGTAGCCGCACGCGGCCCAATGATCACGTCGACATTAACGACGTTAGATACAGGTAATCCCTGCGGCATAATTTACTCTCCGAAGAATGAAACGGGCGCATCTTGCAGCGCCAGGATGTTGTACTCTCGAACCACTTTCCGGCGCAGCCGCACTTTCATGTCGTAACGGCGCACCCACTGTTGGTTAATAAGCTCGGGGAAAGGGACAATATCGCCATAGTCAACGAGCGAGAGATCCGACTGGTTCAGCTCGGCGTTGTTTTGCTCAACCGATATTCCGTCACGGAATCGCGAAGCAATTTGCATCCCCCCGGGCCGTAGAACGACGCCATAGCGACAAAATCCTCATGCCGCCAGAGCTGTGTTCCGGTATCGGTCTGTTGAGTGAATGCGGGGCTGTTATCAATGGGCCATTCGATGATGCCAAACGCGCACCAGTTCGTTTCAACTGGCAGCAGTGGCGGTTGATCTTTCTGCCAGCGCGGGCGAACCACCCCGGCAGGCAAGCCGGAAACGTTGCGCATCCACTGGCTTAACAGCCTGTCTAGCGCTTCGTCATAATCCGGATCGCCGCTGGTAGGTGTCAGCCAGCCGCGCTGTGTGCTGGTGTTATTGCTCAACGGGAGTACCCCCATCAAACGGCAACAGTTCACAATGTGCCTGGACGAAGCCAGCACCGTAAGCGGTATACGGGTCGACGAACGTCACACGATAATCACGGTTCTGATACGTCACGATATCGGCATCACGGCCTGTCTGCCCCTGCGTGAGTCGCTCAGTCGTCACGATAAGAATCGCCCCGCTGATAACCTGCCCGGCCTGCATGCGGCGGTTTTCAAGAGAGCGGTCAACGGTAACAACCCCTGCAAACTGCGTTTTAACTTCGCTGTCACTGCCGATCCCGTCATCGTCCACCGTTTGCGCGCGACGCGTTACCCACAGGTTGAAGTCGCAAAAATCGGGGTCAAAAAGCACGTCTGTTACATCAAGAGTCGGCATCTTTATCCCTCACTACGTGGGTAATGGCTCTGCGGTACTGCCCGGTGTCGATTAGCGGCTTCACCAGATCGGTTCCGGGGAGCTCACCAGCAGCGCGGCGGGCAAGCTCCGCTTTCGCCCCTTTACGCCCGCGACGCGCGCGTGCTTCAACGGTGCTATCAGCCAGTGGTGTAAAACCGGTAATGGTCATGTACCGCCTGACACCATTAGCGGCCAGCGTACCCGCCTGATTGAGGGCTCTTTCCGCTCCCACCGCATTACCATCAAGCGCAGCCTGTGCCGCTGCTTTGAGCTGCGGCACCGTCTGTTCTTCTACCGATTTAACACCGGGGATCAGGTGCGGTCGTGGGGGGATGTTTTGCGCCGGTGAGCCGTATTCGTTGACGTAACCGATCCCGGCATTGCCAAACGGAACATCATCACGCTCACTGTCTTCCGAAGGGATACCGACCAGCACATCCTTTTTGGTTAGCGACTTGAGCGCATCCAGAATAGCCTGAGCATTATCGGCACGAATCGTTACGCCGCTTTTCATAGCTGGCGACCGCCTGCGCCAAACATGGTGATTAGCTGATACAGTTCTGCACCATAACGGCTGTTATTCCAGAACCCAGCATCAGGGTTAAGCGTCGCGCCAGTGTCATAACTAACACTAACCTTATCCACTGACTTAGAAGACTGGACCCCATTAGTTGAACCTCCCGGGCCGCCAGCGAGCATCGCCCGACTATCAGCAGCCCAGAGCACCATGTAATGCGCGACATACAGCTCAGCAAAATACGGAAAGAGCTGCTTTCCAGTCGTACCTTCACCAATCAGCTGTATATCCGCTAGGTTCAGACGGAACTGGATTTGTGGTTCAGGGTATTTAACGGGGTCAACAAACTGGGGAAAGTCACGCCGAAAATCACTTACGGTTGGCAGAGATTGGTTTTTCGGCATTTTTGCCCCCTTCACCGCCGATCAGCGATGCCGCCAGTTGCGCGTTAAGATCTTCAATCTGCAAATTCAGGGCGTCGATTGTGTCCTGGTTCGCCTTAAGTTGCTCATCGCGTTGGGCCAGTGCTTCCTTAAGCTTCTGCAGATCTTCGCCATCGTCAGCGTTAACCCGGTCCGTCAACTCCGCATGAGCCTGGGTAAACCAATGTCCGGCATGCTCTTCCGGTACGTCGTGGAGACCTTTGGTGTATTCGGTCGCCGTGCCATCCGCTAGCGTCAACTTGAAAGGGGTATGGACAAGGATCGAAACCAGTTTTTCTTTTGCCATTTGGAAAGTCCTTCAGGCCCCGTAAAAGGGGCCATTCTGGTTATCAGATACCGTCCACGTAGGACAGCGTTTCTTTATACACAGGTTCGATAGCACCCAGCTTGCCGTAGTAGGTGACAATCTGATACAGACCGCGGTACTGCACAGGCACGCTCTGCAGCGGTACCAGCGGATAGCGGACGTATTTCTTATCGTTGGTGTAGGCAACCATGCGATCCTTGCCGCCAACACCACGACCTTTCAGCCACTTAACCGCGCGGATGTTCAGCGGAACGCCATTCTGGTGATAGCTAATGGTGTTGGTCTGGAGGTAAGTAAGCAGGGACTGGTTACCTGCTGAAGACACGATGATGCTGGACAGCAGAGCAAACTGCTCCGGCGGGATTAGCAGATCGCGGGGTACCATTGAATAGCCTGAGGCAGCCCAGGCATCCGACAGCACCTGGTTAATGCTGGCACGGATTTCATCCGGAGTAGACAGAGCCCACGTTTTGGCCGCGTTATTTACTGGGATGCCGTTTAACGTTGCCAGCCCTTTCAAGTTCAGAGAGGAATCACCGACATAAACTTGCTCGTCGTTGTCCATCTGCCACTTGAGCTGCATACCTTCGTATTTCTGGGTATCGATTGGGCGACCAACCTGTTCAGCGGCTTTCAGTTCGATAACGGTCCAGCCCAGCTCCATACCCCACAGGTTCAGCGGATTGCCGTCTTTGCCGATATCGACGTTCACGCCAGCAATGGCAGTAGAGTCTTTGCCAACCCAGTTTTTACCGTTCGGGTTAGCGCCAGTGCCTGCTGCACCAAATTTGGTATTAGTCCAGCTGGAGATATCATCAGCGATGGAAACGTCTTCGCGCAGCTGAATATCGCGCGTCCAGGTGTACCCCACCAGCGGCAGGTTTAATCCCTGGTCAAGACGCTCCAGTTCGCCGACAAGAAAGGCACCAGAGCCGTCTACCGTCGCCTGGTCAAAAGTAATCATTGGCATGTTATTTATTCCTTAAATCTTCCAGGAGATTTCAGCGTTGCCGTCGGCATCGCCAGCACCGGTGAACTCAGCATTCGGAAGAGCTACTGTCTTTCCGGCGATGTTCGCTGCTGAGAAACCGCCAAGCGGCACATCAATGGTGGAGTCGAGAGAAATCACGACGTACACCGGAGCGCCTTTTTTAATGGTGGTCGCATCATTACCCAGGTTGATGGTCATATAGCCGCGCTTCAGCGCATCACCCGGGAAGTTTTTGTCGGTGCCAACCTGACGGACCATATCCGGTGTAGAGGTTGTTGGATACGGACGAACGTAGATACCCTTCACCTTGTCGGCGGTGTCACCGTCCGCCAGCGGCACGAAAAAGCCGTCAGCGTCGTATTTGCCAGCCAGACCATAGGCAGCGAAGGCGTTAGCGGATTTAAGGACCACCGGTTCGACAGTTAAATCCTGAGGGCGTGAAATCGCCCCGGCGATGCCTACGGGCATCCGGTACAGATATGCAGTCATCGTGAATTATCCTTTTTTAGCCCAGAAATCAGCGTTAGCTTTATTCAGGTCGGAAATGTTAGGAGTGGTGATCGTAGTGCGGGAGGAATCGCCCGTTGCGGTGCGCGTATTGCGGCCTTTTGCCAGCTCGGAAACTGCATTGAAAGCCATTTCTACCGACTGTTTCGGCAGCTTGCGAATATCGGCATCGCCGACAACCTGACGAACCAACTTCTTATCGGCGGTGGACAAAACTTCGCGTTTGAACGCTGTAGGCTTCATCTTACGACTCAGATCGACGCCTGGCAGAATAACTTCGGCGCGATACGCTGAGTCGCCAGTAATCACGGCTTCCTCTTCGTCGTCTTCACCGTCGACGGTAGGACCTTTTTTATCATCCGGATTATCATTGTCGCCCGTAGGACCCGCGCTCAGTTTAGCCAGCAGCGCTTTCAGCAGCGTAACGACATCATCGTCGCCATCTCCTGTTTTCGTGCCCCCCATTTCAGGATCTTTATCCGGTAGAGGGTGTTGTGGCGACAGGTTGATATTGAGATTTACGCCCTGCGGCAAATCCCCTTCATCACCTGTAACCGATGCTGGAGCCGACTCCACCAATTCGTTCATGGTGTCGGCATCCCCGGTTTTGATGGCAGCGCGCATGCGTGTCCACCAGTTTTTCTTTTGATTTGCCATTGTGTCTCTGTCTCCAATTGCACAACGATTTCCGGCTCTGCCCTTGGGGACAAGAGCCACATGGTTACCTGTAATTTCTACCTGCTCGGCTTTACCTGGCTCGGTCTGTTCGTACTCCGCGTCGTAACCACACGACACCTGTCGGAGGCCGTCTTCGACCATCTGAATGGCGTATTCGTCTTTGATAATGATGTCGGCAATCATCAGATCGGATTGTTCACCTGTCCCACGACGAACATTCTGCAGGTGGCCCACCGCGAGCTCTTTCCAGTTCGCAGGGTTGACCAGCTGCACATTGCCGTTTTCGTCCTCCGGGTGGAGAACGGTGATACTCATGCCCTCGAAAGACGCCAGGGTTGCCGTGTCGAAAACATGCTCTGGCGAGCGACTGACAACAATCTCGCCAAAGGCATCAGGAATAAGGTTGGGTAGGTCGGCTGCGCCGTAGAGTTGCTTTCCGGTTCGCGCTACAGGCACGTCTTTGCAAAGCAATGAGCCATCCGCCAGGCGGTATCGGGTTTCCCCGAGCCTGGTCTCAAAAAAGTATTTCATGGGTTATGCTGCCCTTTTCATTGCGAATGGAACGCGAGCAAACACGATCTCTTTATAGCAGCGGCAGTTTGGCAGCTCGCCCGCGTGACCGGTCATGCCGTCCAAAGTTGGAGGTGAATCCCAGCGGACGAATTTACCTTTCATGTGGTCGTGGGAATCTCGGACATCGCCATCATCGGCTGTACGCCAAATATAACCATCCGAGCCAATAGCTATCGCTCGGGTCATATCCAGCGCGCCCGTTGCTCTTCCCAGTTCCGTTCGGGCAATCAGATCGGCCCTGGACTTTGCAACGTCGCCAGTGGATGCAATCTCTTTAGCAAACTGCTCCGCCCGACCACCGGTGACAACAGCCTCTATCGCTTTGTTCTGGATGTCGTACACCCTGTCTGCGGCCTCGAGAGGCAGAGATTTGATGTATTTCACCTGCTCCGCGATGATGGACTGCATCACCTGGCCAACCGGGGCGCTTTCCACCAGATTGCGGAGCTCGCGACTGATGTTCTTGCTATGCTGCCGCCACACTTTGTCGTTCTGCCGGGTGAGGTCTGCGGTGAATGACTCCGCCACTTTAGTCGCCCAGGGCGTTATGATTTCGCTATAACGCTCGAGGGCTTCCATGATTTCTGTGACGCTGTCATTTGAACCATCGTAGCGGCCATTTACGATGTCGCCGACCGTCCGCGCTATCCTGCGTAGGTTGGTTCGATATCGGATCTCCGCTTGTCGACTCTGGCTTCGGGTTTTCAAGTTCGCCGAGGCCTGGAGGCGCTTCGTCTTCGGCATTCTCGATATCCTCGTCGGTGATAGATGCGCCGATGCCAGTAACATCGGAAGTTTCGCGCAGGTCAGTCATCGCGGCTTTTGGCGTCAGCAGCCCGGCATCCAGCGCGTTAGTGATCGCATTGGTGGTGTTCACTGCCACCGTCGAGCGGTCCACATCCGACATTTGCCAGAGAGGATTAAATTCGAACGTAAAATCATCTGGCAGTTCCTGCTCAAGCTCTGAACGGTAGATAATGTCGATCACCCGACGAAGCGGCTGCCGGAGTCGGCGCTCCTGCAACGAACTCACCCGGTCGTAATAATTCGCGAGATCGGCGTCGCCAGTGGAGAACCCTTTCGGCGACTGCCCGAACAGACGCACCAGGGGATGCCCACTGCGCCGCTGATTTGTTCAGCAAACTGCGCGAGGATGTCATCCAGCCCCGCAAAGCTGTACTGGTGGGTTTCGAAGGTGTCAGCGTTATCTTTGAGGGTCATCCCCTCATTGCTCTGAAACTGCCGAATCAGGTCTATCTGCTTCAATAGTGCGTCGTAAGCGGGACCGCCGAAGGCAATCAGTTCCCTGAGCTTGTCCACGCCGTAGGTGCGCAGGTGAGCTTTATAGACGAGCTGCCCGGCGCCCATAGTCGCACTGTCAAAAATAGTGAGCCTGTCCCAGATACGCTCCACAACGGACATGCCCCATTCGTTCTCGGTCATCTTCTGTTGGAAAGGCAGCGTGACGCCGTCAAATCGAATCAGGCGGCTGTGATGGATACGCCAGGAAGGGATACCTGTCGCTGTGGTCACTACGTCATAAAATTCAGGTTTACCCAGGTCCGGCCCCATCTCTTTGATGCGACGGGTCAGTACCGGGTTGATCATCCAGCGGTCCAGCGGCAGGATTCCCTTAAATTTGCCTTTGCCGATGGTCTCCAGTCGGAGCGGTGTCATCGGTGCCTGACCTTCGATCATGATGAAGCCAACCGCACCGCCATAGAGACGCGACCACTTCAGCACATCGTTGAGCGCATCCCACAGCTGCAGATCGTCGAACTGAGATTCGATAATGCCGCGGTCTTTTGCATCAATTTCAGATGTGATGCGAATCCCCTTACGGGTCATGTCGTCCGGTATGGCATCAACCGCTTCACCAACAATCCACGACGAGCGATACGCCCACTCCACCAGCAGTCGGTTGCGGCTGGTAAAATTCGGTCGATACGTTGACGCTGCGTGCTGGTTAGGTGCTTGCATCCCCACCCGGGCGACAAAGTTCTCAATGCTGTCAGCGGTAGCTACTGCTTTCCGCTGGCCGCCTTGCTTTTGTTTCGCCATTAAGCCTGTCTCCCGAGTCTTTCCCAGATATTCAGTGCCGCATTCATCGGCGCATAGTTGATCATCACTGAGTCAGCATTGTTCGGCGACTTCGTGCCGTCAGGCTGTTTATCAATAACCATCTTGCCGACGCCGTTGATGGAGAACGTCGGCTGGGACAGCTCAGTGACCAGTTTGTCCAGGCAGGAAATACTGCTGGAAAGAGAGATTATTTCGTCGGGGTTGTAGGGTTTGCCCTCTACCACTGCGCGATAAACGTTGCGGAACAGCTTGCGTAAATGCCACCAGCTTTGTGCCTTGGCGTTTGCAAAGAAATCCTTGTTCAGGCGAGCAGTCCGGGCGTTGTCCCCCGGCACTGCTTCCCCCTCAGGGTCAAATACCGAACCACTGCCGCGAAACGGTGTGGCGAGAATTGCCGCACGGCGATTCGCTCTGCGCTGTTCGTTGATAACCCTTGCATCGCCGCGAGCACCGGCCCCCAGCCCATCTTCATCGAAGCGCAGCTCTTCCACGGCTGCCATGTCGCAAAGTCCGAAAGCACGCTCAACAGTTGAGAAGATATCGCTACCCTTACCAGACCATTCCTGGACATCCTCCAGGAGGAAACCATACCGGGCTGAATAAGAGTTTTTATCCCGCCCCTCATCAGCAATATCCAGAGCCCCCTGGCGTCTGCCTGTCGGTTTGATACCCAGTTTGATATGGGCATCAATAGCCGCCTGCACCCACTCGGCGGGGATGAGAACACCTTCAGCAGATGCGGAGTAGTTCAGATCCAGCTCTTGAGCGACAACAACCGGATTGTCGATTTTGTCGCATTCGTTGCGGTACCACTCGTCATCCTTGCGCGGATCGCTACGCCAGTGGAATGTAAACACGGGGATTTTGCCGCCGTGGCGTTTCTGAGCGAAAGGGTTACCCATCCCGTTAACGGAGGAGAGGTCAATACGGCAGCGGGTCGTTTGCGACAGTGCTGCGTCAATCAGTTGCGGGCGCAAAAGGAAAGCAGACTCATCCACCAGATAAAGTGTGGTACGGTCACCACGGCCAATGTTATCGCCAGCCTCACCTTTGATAATGGCTCCGGTTTCCGGGAACTCCACCTGCATAAACCGCGAGTCTTTCTTCTCATTCCAGCCACCACGAAACTCAACGGGCAGCGTTTCGATAAACTTTCTCGCTTTCCAGAGCAACGCTTTAGGATCGCCAGTACTGTCGACATATTCCTCTTTACGGGAGCCGAAACCGATCACCATCTCTTTGTTGAAGAGACAGAGTGAGCAGGCCATCCCTATCGCCGTCCAGCTGAGCCCCATTTCACGGGATTTTTCCGTTATCCCGTTCTCCCTATTGCCCCAGCGTTCCATAATCCAGTGGATCCACTCTTCCTGTTTTGGGAAGAGCAAAAACGGAATGGTCACCGGCAGGCCGTAGTCGAGGTTACGCGGGTCTGTCGTCATCCCCCAGTCAATGATGAACTGGGCTGGATTGGTACGATAAAACTGCTTCAGGGTTGCCAGCATGGCTGGGTCTTTGCGGATCCTCTCCAGTCGCTCCATTCGCCATTCGAAAACCTGCACGTAGTCAGGTTTTTTGAAATCAAAAGGAAACGGTAAAGGCATATCTAACCCATCATTTTTTTATACGCCTCTGCGGCTTGCTCTGGCGTTAAGTTGGTTGTTTCAGTTCTGACTGGACCACCATCAGCGCCGGTTATCTCGCTCTTAACGTTGTCTTTAAACGCCTGAATAGAGACGTGGCGACCAAGCAGCTCAAGGTTTTTGACCTTGTCGGGCCACTTAATCTTTTTGAGAATGCCAACCATCTCTCGGTCATCCCCACGGCCCTCAAACATTTCAGCGAGATTGAACCCGCTGAGGTACCGACGCCAGGACTCCGGCCACTCAGAGAGCGGCTTAATGCTTAAATCGTCTTCGAGGATGTCGGCCACATCGAGCTTGTCGATCTCCACCAGCCGCATCAGCACATAATTCGCGTCGATGCCCAACTGGTCGATACGTTCCTGCTTTAGCTCGTTGATGCGGGCGCGTATTTCTGGTCTACCGTAAAGCTCAGCACCAGTAACATGCGCTCGCTTTGCGGAGTACCCCGCACGAATGACGGCTTGGGTGGCATTCAGATCGACAAGAAACTCGCGGCAAAACACCTCGTGCTTCGCTTTCAGCTTCTTAGTCATTTGTTTTTCCATGTATCAGGTCATTATCGAAGCCCCTCAGTGAAGAGCTTCTGTAATGCTATTGCCTGTCCTGCTCGATTTGACGGATGCCCGCCAGCTGGTTATTCGCTTTTTCGATAGCGGCCAGCAGCGGCTTGATCCAGAGAACAGCCTGGCAATACGTCAGCGCGCTGGTGGTAGTGGCGCTATCACCGGCTGCGTCAGCGTCCCCGGAATCGGTGTGCATGGCGCTGGCACGTAAACGGTGCGCGTATTCGAGCAGCCCACCAGCAATGTCAGCAGGAACAGGCAGATCACAGGTTTTTTCACGGCGGAGAATCTCCCGGTATTCGATTACGGTTTCTTCGGTGCTGGCATCAATCAGTGAGTTTAATCGGCTGGCGTTTTCGGCAACCTGGTTAAACCGGTTGAAGTTGAAAGCCTGTGCAGCGATAACCGTCCCCTGTAGGGTGTTGTCACTGCGCAGAACCTCGTTATCACTCTTCAGCGTAGCTACGTCAGATCGGCTGTTTGCCAGCAGGATGCACAACACCGCAATAACCATCACCACGGCCGCTAGCGCTATCGAACGCCATGCGGCTTTGATATCCGCCAGGGTAATCATACCAGCACCGATTTTGCTTTCTCGTAGCGTGCCTTGCGGTCATCGAGGCCATTAGTACCGCCGTTGATGACTTTTGTTACGGCCACAATATCGCCGGTGCGCTTCAGGCAGCCTTTCGAGCTGAAAAACCATGCCGCTGAGCGCGCTGCGTATTCGTCCTGCTCCAGCAGCTGCGGAACAAGCAATAAATCAGTGTTCAGTCCAGCGCCACAATCGCGGTAACTGTCATGGCCGGTGATCTGAATCAACCCACGACCGCGATAATTCCAGCCATCATTTTGCTCGATGTTGCCCATGCGATTCGCATAGACGGTATTTGCAATGCCTTTCTGGTCTGCGGGATGGGCCGCTGTACGACCGTATTGCTGCGCCGTTTGATGAGTGAAATATTTACCGAATGTCGCTAGCAGACCATCAGCAGAATAATTCAGGTTCTCAACGATGCGAGTAAATCCACCTGATTCGTGTCCGACCTGGGCAATAAACATCGCCTGGTCATCTGCCGAGGTAATACCAAATTCGGTCATCGCCGCACCCACCGGCTGAAACCAACGCGCGGCTAGCTCGGCACTAATGCCCGCTGCTGCCTGAAATTGAGATTTGTTCATTGCTTTTCCTCAGTGCTGCTGACACCCGCTCTGCGGGCAACAATGGCGAGAGCCATGTCACGCAGGCGATCCGCTCCAACAAAACCCACCAGCGCACCAACGAACGCGCCTGAATTAGCGGGCAACCCGAGGTATTCCAGCAGCGCAGAAACGGCAAGGGCGAAAATCCCACAAATCAGCGCGCCGGTGGCGGTGTAGAGTTTTGGCTTCCCAGCGCGAATGTCGATGAGTGCTGAGATGCCCAGAGCGCACAACCCGGCGTAAACTGACGGCAGATATAGCGCGATCCATTTCATTGTCTGTTCAAGAATCCCGTGAGTATTATTCATAGGTTCACCTCGCCTGGTTGCGGGTGCTGTGATGTAAAACGACGCCCGCCGAAGCGGGCAAAATGAGGGTTAACTCAGAAACGCCTGAAAGCGTAAGTACCAACCCCTTTGCGCCCGAGCTCGCACTCGATCTCGTTGTGCTCCACGCATTCAAAGTCCTGCTCCGCAAACCAGCGTCGCAAGCCCTCATCCGTGAAGTACCAGATATGCTCGTCTTTCTTGTAATGGTGCGATGCCAGAATATCTTCGGCATCTTTGAAGATCGGGATTGAGAGAAACACGAACTGTCCGGCCTGCTTAACTGCGCAAACAGGGTCGTCGATGTGCTCCAGGCTATCCCAGAACGTCAGCGCGGGAGCGCCTTCAGCGTAGAGATCAACGAAACATCCGTTATCCTTCAGCCAGGAGACTCCAGCAGGGTTGACGTCGTAGCCCACCGTTTCTGCTCGCGTGGACACGAACTGTCCGGCCCCGATTCCCACATCGAGTACCAGACCGCTGTAATGGCGCGCCACAAGATCGATACGCGCCTGTGTGAGTGCATGCCCGGTCTCCGTATTGGCATAAGCCTGATACTTTGCAAAATATTGCGAGTTATACGGCCTTGCTGGCGGTACCGGATATCGACCGATTCCCAGCTCAGGCAGAAACACCAGCCCGCGTTCCAGTTCCTGATAAAACGACTTCATGGAGCCAGGCCTCTAATTTGTTAGTGAAATGGGAGATCCGCTTGTCGCAGTGGTGGTCCCACTCTTCACAGCGGCAGTAGTTGTCAGGGATGGCCCAGCCAACCCGCGAGAGGTCCATCGCCGGATCGGTAACGATTTCCGGGGCGTTGTGGCCGCCACGTCCACCCGCTACAACGTAGACAGGGGTTTTGTAGGCAATGGCCGCAGGCAGCGCCCAGCCAACAGGCGTAACCACCACAGCAGCATGCTCAACCAGGCGCATCAGCGATTTGAAGCCGAGTTCACCAGCGTGTAAACGCAGATCAGCGTCCGGCAGCTCACCGACGGCCCATTCTTCGCCGTCCTGCAAATCGGCCACGCTGATCACGCAGAAATGCTTGCGCAGGATGCGGGAAGCCTTCAGCAGGTAATCAGGGTCCGGATTGCGCGAATCGCTGCGCCATTCTGATCGGACGGTGGCCGGGCGGATGACCGCAATCGGCTTTTCGTGCGTAAACTCCGCAGGGCCGAAGGAAGGGAGATCCAGCGCTGCTGGCTCCGTACCGAACTGCTGGCGCATTGCGTCGAATATCGACCCGCGCCGCAGATGGTCTGGCCCGTAGAAAATGCGCTTTGTCTGGCGCATATCCGGCAGCGGGTGGAATACCGATTGCGTGCGGTGCTCGTTCTTCCGCTGAGTTCTCAGCGTCGTGTTGCTGCGCACCGGGCGGACGGGTAAATCCTCGTACAGCTCCGGCCAGGGCGTTTTGATAAACGAGCCAGCTGGCAGCTGGCGGACGAAAGCACGCTGGTAGATGTTGTCACCCATCCCCAGCATGCCCTCAATGAAAAGGGGTACATTCAGCATGTGGCCTCGCGTAGCGCCTCGTCGAGCGACTGACGCCGAAAGCAGTTAAGCGCCGTCTGGCGGCTGCTGTTGACGATATTGACCCTCCCGCGAAGCAGCTGCGCGACGCGAGCAAACTCACCGTGCCAGCGCTTCACGTTCGCCGCAGTCGGGTTGTCCAGACAGGTGTGGTCGCCATGCCAGTGGCTGCCATTTGTGATGGAGCAGTCGAAGCCCAGCAGGATGATGCGCTTTGCACCCAGCCAGTGGGCAAACAGAATCGCCCTCTGCCCTGAATTGAAGGTGCCAGTGGTATCAGTCGGGAACAGGTTCAGACCATGCCTGGTGTGCGCCCTGCGGTTGCATGTCCAGCGCTCAGGCCCATCAGGTAGTGCGGGGATGTTAATATCCCACCAGCGAAGGTCACCCGCGTAGATGTGAGTACAACCCGGTGCCGCGCGCCATGATGAGTTAACCGCGATGACCGGGAGGCCAGAACGGCATGCCGCAGCGCAGTCAGCGATAGTGAGAGAGGGGCCAGAAGCGCAGATGATTGCCGCATCCATTCCAACCCCCATAATTTGTTAAAAAACGGCCTGATTTAACATAATGTACGTTATCGGTACTACGCGATCGGCACTCATCACCGATTAGTGGCGAAAGGCGTGTTTACGCAAGATAAGCTGTCCGAAACAAACAAAAATGAGTGAATAAATCGTGCATAAAATAGGGGGCAAATTGCATAGCGTTTTATCGCTACGAAAGCCCTGTTTTATTAACTTTTCCCCTGAACGGGGTAAGAAAAAAGGCCCCTCGCGGGAGCCTCTTCGTTGAGGTCAGAAATTCAACTCATACCAGCGTAGCGCAGTTTTTGCGTAGCGCACTAATACTTTTTTCATCCCTTTGAATTTCGATCTCAGGATCCATCTGAAGGCTCACGCCCAGCATGCAGAGACACCCCTCAATGAATCCCTCTGCTACCTGCAACTGCTGGCGGATAAATCCTTCAGAACAACGACGACGCCGCCCTATCTCGCGCTTGGTCAGCCCGTAGACGTAGTACAGCATGATGACGTCCAGTTCCTCAGGCTTACGGACCTGCTGCAGGCGACAGACGCAGGCATCGATAACCAGCCCGTCGTCATCGCAGCAACTCAGCCTGCTGGACGAACTGCTGACCACCAGCCCCTTAAATCCCGCCGCTATTGGAGCCCAGCTCACCGCGGTGTTGCTATCGGCAGCCCATCCACCCCAGCGCTCTAAAACCTGTTGAATATTACGCATAGCTCTGACCTCTACGTTTTGCTACGAAAAAATTTCCAGGGAACCGCGTCCGCCTCTCCGTGGGCGTGGTTAACGCAGTCCCAATTCGCTTATTGCACGCAGTTATGTGCAAAAAATTACTTGTTCGGCCTGTACCAGCCTGTACCCACCTGTACCAGCTCTTTTCAAACCTTTCCCCAAACGACTTATATATATATATGGGGTTCTTAGTAATTAGGTTGGTACAGTTGGTACAGTTGGTACTGACCTTTAAATTCAATTAGTTAAAATGTACCAACCTCTATTTCGAGGCTGGTACAGGTTGGGACACCGCCTCAAAAATTCGAGTCATTTTTCCGTCAACACGACGCTGAACACGCTTATACCCGCAATTTTGCAAAACATTGCTAATTCGCATTTCTTCACGTTTTCCGATGTGGCTTGGATTTAAGCCAATCGCATCACGCAAAACGTCGCTAGCGCGTAAAAAATCGCAATTTCGCGGAATGTCGTTAGTCATCAGGTCAGGCGTGTCGAGCCATTTCTCGACCGTTTCGAGCCACGCGTCCTTGATGGTGTACTGCTCGTGGACACTCGCACCGAGCCGCTCCGCATCGCGGAACTGGATGCCACCGAGGCGCTTAAACGTCTCTCGGGCCTCCGCCCACAGCAAAAGGAGGTCGGTTTTTATCGCTTTCACGTCGACTTTCGACACCTCAACGGGCAACCACCGGCGGTTACCGGTCTTGTCCGCGAGGAATTCGTCCTCGTTGGTGGTACCGACGAACACAAGACGACGCGGGAACTGGGTGGCAAACTCCCGGTATTTAGGGATCCAGTTCTCATGCGTGCGCGTCACGAATGCCTTGATGGATTCCAGCTCTTTAGTATTAAGGCCTCGCAGCTCGCCAATCTCCGCGACCAGACGCCCGCGCATCTTGCGTGCGAGGTCGTCGTCTTTCTCAGCGAAAGAGATCTCGGTGAAGAATGCCGGGTCGGGTGATAAGGCCTCCACGCCGGAGGATTTACCGCAGCCCTGAGGACCGACGAGGATCGGCACCATATCGGCTTTGACGCCTGGCTCCAGCACCCTGCCCGCCAGCGCCGTCCACATGTACATGGACACCGCGCGGGTGTACGGCGTGTCGGCGGTACCGAAGTGCGTATGGTAGAAAGTTTCGATGCGTGGCACGCCGTCCCACTCCAGCCCGTTAAGCCAGGTGGTCGCCGAGTCGAAAGGCTGTTCGTCAGCGGCCAGCAGCACCACGTCGCGGATGAGCTCGCGCCCCACGGGTTTAAAGCCGCGCTTTTCCATCGTGATGCGCAGGCGCGCATAATCCGCATCGGTGAATGCCTGCCACTGCCCGGAGCCTGCCGGGGCGAACATGATTTCGTCGCGGAACTGGTCAAAGCGAATGTCGATATCCACAAAGTCAGGACGCACAACGGCTTTGGCCGCGTTGCTGATGGTGGCCTCAATGCGGCCCCACTTATCGCGCTCGAATGCCGGCAGCGGCAACGGCTCCGCAACGTCGGTGCTGGTCAGGTCTTCGAAATCGTCGTTGCGGATCCCGATGGCGTTAAGGAAATCGCCGTCGTCACGGTGAGCGCAACTGGCATGCAGGCACTTAAAATGCCCCTGCTCAAAGCCCGCGGTACCGCCCGGGAAGTAAACCGTACTGGTCGGGTCGCCGCCGGTGCTGTGGCCGTCTTCGAACGGGCAGCGGATGTACCGCTCACCGTTCGCGCCGTCCAGCAGTGTCCAGCCATTGGCGTCGAGGTATTCGGCCGTATCATCCGTGGCGCCGGGCGTGAACGTTGAGCGGTCGCGCATCTTCGTGCTGCCCGCTTCGGTGGTCACTGCCACAGGCAGCTGTTCCGCCAGGCGCTGCCACAGCGTTTCGAGCTGGTCAGCAGTAATGGCTGGGGGCTCCTCCGGCAGACCGCCGTCCCACTCAATACGCGCGCCGCTGCTGTGCGTACCACAGGCAACGAATTGTTGGCCGTTGGCCAGCAGCTCGATAATCCCCATATCGCCCGCCAGACGGTGGATGCGCTTACGGAAATCGCCGTCGACCGCCAGCAGGTACAGGCATTTATTACTGTTGGCGCGCCAGCGACGCGGCGGCAACTCGCCAAGCAGCTGCACCAGCGTTTTGCGAATATCGGCCTGGATGTCTTCGTCTTCGCTGTCGCAGTCCAGCGCCAGCCAGCCATGACCTGTACGCACACAGATGCCGTAATCCGGTTCGTTCGACCAGCGGGCAAAATCGTGCTCGGTTACGACGTGCTCTGTCCACTGAGCAATGCCGGTTACCAGACGGTCACGGTTATAGCGGCTCGGCGTCTTGCCCAGCGCTTTCAGTTTACTGTCGGGGGAAATGGCCGCGCCCGGGTTGCACACGACCGGCAGCAGCTGGTCAGTACGTCCCAGCACCAGATCGAAGTGGAACCATTCGTCAGGCGTTGCCCCCAGATCTTTTTCTCTGGCATGGGTTACGCCTTTTGTCTGGCTTGAGTTTTTTTATTAGCGCTCAATAACTTTTCAAGCTGCAGGGCTCTCAGTTCGGGGATTTCGTCACCCCACTGTGATACTGCACCTTTAGAAACCTTTAATAATCGGGCGAGTTTCGCTTTGCTGCCCGCTAGCTCAATGGCTCTGGTCTTTTTCATTTCCGTTTTCCTGGGCATGTATAGATTTACTGAGGTTAAGAAAACTAAACATATAAGTCAAGAAAACGATACCCTAACTAGGTTAAGCTAACTAAACCATATGAGGGGTAACACCATGATTAACGAACGTATTCGCGAAGCACGCCGCAATGTAAAAATGACTCAAGACGCGCTCGCTAAACGAATTAAGGTCACAAAAGCTACTATTTCCCAGTGGGAATCAGGCTCTACGGCGCCTAATGGTAAAAACCTGGTCAACCTGGCGGATGCTTTGGGTACCTCCCCAGAGTGGCTACTCACTGGCAAACCTTCTGACGATAAACAGATCACATCAAACGCTAGAGTAGAGGGTGTTTTTTCAACATGGGACTCAACCACGCCATTAGAGGATGATGAAGTGGAAATACCTTTCTACCACGAGATTGAATTATCCGCAGGGGATGGCACTTACGTAGAACTGGATCGCTCTGGATGTAAATTGCGATTTGCAAAATCCACTCTACGTAAAGCTGGTGTGGACGCAGGCTGTGCCGCTTGCGTTAGCGTACACGGTAATAGCATGGAGCCGGTTTTACCTGACGGGGCGGTAGTCGGTGTCGATACATCAAAGACCGGGATAAAAGATGGTCAGATGTATGCGATAGACCAAGATGGATTGTTACGTGTAAAGCTACTGTACCGCCTACCAAACGGTATCAGAGTTCGCTCATTTAACCGGGATGAATACGCAGATGAAGATTATTTTTACCATGAGGCAAGTAAGATAAACATCATAGGCCAAGTATTCTGGTACTCCGTTCTCCTGTAAAACAGCATTCCCCCTCTTCTGCAGCCCGCTTAATAGCGGGCTTTTCTTTACCAACCTGCAAAAAAGTACATTTTTCTTAACTCCAAATCTTGACTTTGAAGGTTTAGAGGTCTTAACTATGCGTGGAAGGTTAAGATATCTATACACAATTCTTAACGTGCTCTTTAACAAACTGAACCGCGTGACAGGTAAGCGCCGAGTCCTTATGCGTACGGTAAGCGTAGAGGGCCACACCGCGACGAGCTGATAAGTCACGCAAGTTGAAACGCCCCGATGATGGGGCGTGCAGTGAATTAATCAAAGGCTTCGGGCCTTTTACTAATCCACTGAGAGGACAATGAACATGACTTATTACGAATCCGCCGAAGGTGAAACCATCACTAAAGGCCGTGCGCTTACTGAAGTTCGTCGTCATGGTGCTAGCGAAGCCGAGTTCCTGGCCGAAATGGGCGATACGCAATCCTATGACGCCCAGGCCGTTCTGGTCTGGCTCGGTTACTGAATCATCCATTGCTGTGTGTAGTCTTTGCCCGCCTCCCATGACGGGCTTTTTTATGCCTGAAAGCGCATTCAGTGCAGTGCGCTCCCCGACATGAAAAGGAGCACTACCGATGAAACCTGAACACCTCCACCGGCTGACGGGGCGCGACGTGCTCCACTGGCGCCGCAAACATTTCGACATTATCACCAGTCTGGCCCTCGCTACTGCGTTCGGCCTGGCTATTACCTTCATTCTCCTTGTAGCGAGGACCGCAGTATGAGCTTAGAAACCAGTCTCGAACTTAACAACCAACTGCTGACGCAGCATAACGCCCTGCTTGAACGCCTTATCACTGCCCTGGCCTCTGGCGTCGCTCTTCGTCCAGACACCGTGGCGCAGGTTCAGGAATACCGCGAAACGGTACCGGAGACCGGAGGCGGTTCGCCTACTCTGGATGATCTGACATTCAGCGACGTTATTGCACTGGCTGCGTTCTATCCGGAGCCACAAGCCATCAGTCTGAGCATGCTGCAGCGCGCTATCGATTACCGCGACGCCGAAGGCGATAAGCGCGTTGTGCAGATCGACGCGCTGGACAGCGCCCTGCAGGGCGTTAAACGCGCCGGCCATCTGAACAAGCCAGCATTACTTGACCTGTCACGTAACATCCTGCGCTTCTGGGACGATTTACCAACCATCGCGGCACGCCGTGACTTTGCCGAGCGTTTACTGGACGCGCCAGCCGACGGCCGTCATGAAGTGAAGCCGAAAACCAGCGGTAAGGATGAAGAACGCACAGGGCCGTTCTACTGCAAGAACGTTGATGGCTCCGCCGCCAGCGAGCTCCACACCTTACGCAAGCTGAACGAACTGCTTAAAAAGGGCCATATCGAAATCACCAAAGTTGAATACCTCCAGCTGCAGGAAGATTTTGCGCGTAAAAACGCGGCAAAAGGCGGTACCGAAACGGGTGATGATGCAGAGGATAATGCAGGCGCGCAGACCGATTTTGCGGCGCTGCGTAAACAGGCCGAAGGAATGATCCTCCAGCTGGCGAAAGGTGGTTACCGTGCCGAAGCGGTGGCGATTCTGGAAAAACAGGGTGCCAAAAAACTCGGCGAAGTTGCTGACGAGAACCTCGCAGACGTGATCGCTCAGGCTGAAAAAGCACTGGAGGGTTAATCATGCCAGACGTTCATGCACGACTTTCCCCGTCTTCAGCGCATCGGTGGATGCGCTGCCCCGGTAGTCTGGCGCTGGAGTCCACTCAGCCAGACAAAGAAACGTCCTTCGCTTTAGAAGGTACCGCAGCGCATGCGCTTGCCGAAAAGGTGCTGCGCAACCGCCAGAGTCACCCGGAGCACTATGCAGGTTGCAACGTCGCGATGTTCCTCGGCTCCTATCCTCTTGCTGAGCACCCGGATGATACTTCCGGCCCGCGGGTAGATGAGGAGATGGTCGAAGCCGTTGGCCGTTACGTCGACACCGTCTGGGCGCTGTCGCAGGGCAATGAGCTGCTGGTCGAGCAGCGTGTCGACTTCTCCCATATCGTGGGCGTAGAAGAGTCCTTTGGTACCGCCGACGGCGTAATCATCGCGGGCAACGAGCTGCAGATCCACGACCTGAAATACGGTAAAGGTGTGCGCGTCGATGCCGAGCAGAACGAGCAACTGCAGCTGTATGCCCTGGGCGCGCTCGAACAGTTCAGCATGCTTTACGACTTCGAGACGGTGCGACTGTTCATCCACCAGCCGCGGCTTAACCACGTTTCAGAGTGGGCCCTGACAGTGGAAGAACTCCAGGCGTTCGGCGAACGGGCGCAGGAAGCGGCAGCCAGTGTGATCGTGATGTTCAACATCGCCGATTGCGAAGGTGTCGAAACCCTGCCGCTGGAAAACTTCACACCGGGTGAAAAACAATGCCGGTTCTGCAAAGCCAGCGCTATCTGTACCGCGCGGCAGCAGCTGCACTTTGACACTATCGCTGGCGATTTCGTCGACCTGACGCAACCTACTGGCGAGCAACTGGCAGAAGCAGTTAAGCGTGTGCCATTGCTGACTGTCGAACAACTGGCGGAGGTATACAGCCAGGCCGATTTTATCGAATCGTGGCTAAAGGCTGTGCGCGACCGGGTGAACAGTGAGCTGAACGCTGGGCATCCGGTACCGGGCTTTAAGCTGGTTACGGGCAAACAGGGTAACCGCGCCTGGAGCGATGAAGAAGCCGCCCGCGCGCTGCTGAAAGACCAGTTCCGATATAAAACTGAGGAGGTTTTCGACCTTAAGCTGATTAGCCCGACCGAAGCCGAGAAGCTCATCAAAAAGGCCAGCCCTCGCCGCTGGACGAAAGTCGAAGCGCTGATCACCCGCGCTGACGGTAAGCCTACCGTCGCCCCCGAATCCGACCCACGCCCGGCGCTCAATATCAACCCTGTTAACGATTTCGACGACGTGTCCGACGACGCGCTCGCCGCTGACCTAATCTGATTAAGGAAATACCCATGAAAATTAAGCTGAACAATGTCCGCCTGGCCTTCCCTGCTCTGTTCGAAGCAAAAACCGTAAACGGTGAAGGCGACCCACGCTTTTCTGCTGTTTTCCTGATGGATCCGAAACATCCACAACTGGAAGAAATACGCAAAGCGCTGAAACAGGTAGCGAAGGAAAAATGGGGTGAGAAGTGGGAAACCATCTACGGCCAGCTGGAGAAAAAACTCAACCTCTGCCTGCATGACGGTGACGAGAAAGCTGAATATGAAGGCTTCCCCGGTAACTTCTTCCTGAACGCGGCGAACAAAGCGCGCCCGGCAGTTATCGATCGCGACCGTTCCCCGCTAATCCAGGCTGATGGCCGTCCTTATGCTGGTTGCTATGTCAACGCTGTGATCGACATCTGGGCGCAGGACAACAACTTCGGCAAACGCGTTAACGCATCGCTGGGTGGCGTCCAGTTCCTGCGTGACGGTGACGCGTTCGCTGGCGGCGGTGTTGCTGCGCCGGACGACTTCGACGATATCAGCGAAGGCGCAGACGCCGACACGCTGATTTAACCCTACCCGCCCGGCCTCGCGCCGGGCGAATTAATCTACAAATATTACTTTTTATCAGCAGTTGCAACAGGTTCGGACGTCTTCCCGTCGCCCTCTTTGAGTTTAATCATATTTATCGCATTGTCGTAATACGCTTGCGCACGCTTGGCTATATAACCTTCGTACTCATCCAATTTAAAATATTTAAACATCTTCATAGCGATATTATTTTTAAACTGAATCTTGCTCCAGATAGCATTCATTCTGTTTAGGTGAAAATCCCTTCCACTTTCATACTGTTGTAGTTCCTGATGAGTAACGACTTCATTATCCAATTTACATACTGATTCCCCGCCATTCGCGGAAAACTCAACAGCCATACTTTTAGCGTAATAGTGATTCATATGCGCACGGTCTGTTTCTCTTACCCTGACATCAAGCCAGAACTTTTCATTAAGAATAAATTTCTCAATAAATTTTATTAATAAAAAGTCTCTGAATATTAATGCAAAAGGCATTAATACATAAACACCAAGAAAACCGAGGCATGCAGTAATAATCGTGCTTAAGGAAACTGTGAACTCCATTCCATAACTCCTAGGATTAAATATGAGCAATATACTATGGGGCGACCTGGAAACCTATTGCGAAATACCCATCACGAATGGCACACACGCTTATGCGGAAGGTGTCGAAGTGATGCTGTTCGCCTGGGCCATCGGCGACGAGCCGGTTAGCGTCTGGGATCTGACTGCTGGCGAACCTATCCCCGGCAGGCTTCAGAAGGCTATCGCCGACCCCGACACCCTGCTTTATTTTCACAATTCCCATTTCGACCGCACGGTGCTGCGCCATGCAATACCGCGGCTTGCCCCTGATGTAACGCGCTGGCGCGACACAATGGTGCAGGCGCTGGCGCACGGCCTCCCCGGCGCGCTGGGCGCACTCTGCGAGGTGCTCGGCGTCCCGCAGGACAAGGCGAAGGACAAAGAAGGTAAAGCGCTTATCCAGCTGTTCTGTAAGCCACGACCGAAGAACAGCAAACTGCGCCGCGCCACCAGCAAAACCCACCCGGAAGAATGGCGGCGCTTTGTCGCTTACGCTGGCCTTGATATCGAGGCCATGCGTGAAGTACATAAGCGCCTGCCGAAGTGGAATTATCAGGGCGCAGAGCTGGCGCTCTGGCATCGTGACCAGCAAATCAACGACCGCGGCGTCTGCATGGATGTGCAGCTGGCGCAGGCGGCGATCGAGGCGGTAGACCAGGAGCAAAAGCGCCTGGCGAAACGCACGCAGGTGATGACCGACGGCGAAGTGCAGGCGGCCACGCAGCGCGATGCGCTAATTAAGCACATTGTTGAATCCTACGGTGTGGAGCTGCCGGACATGCAGCGCAGCACGCTGGAGCGCCGTATGGCAGATCCTGATTTGCCATCGGCGGTGAAAGAGCTGCTGGCTATCCGCCTGCAGGCGAGCACCACCAGCACCAGTAAGTACAAATCACTGATGAAGGGTGTGAGCAGCGACGGGCGTCTGCGCGGCACACTGCAATTCTGCGGCGCATCGCGAACCGGGCGCTGGGCCGGGCGATTATTCCAGCCCCAGAACCTGCCCCGCCCTTCTCTTGAGCAGGACCAGATAGACGAGGGCATCGAGGCGCTGAAAGCCGGATGCGCTGATCTGCTGTTCGATAACATCATGGAGCTGACCAGCTCGGCGCTGCGCGGCTGCATCATGGCCCCCGCGGGCAAAAAGCTGGTGGTTAGCGACCTCTCGAACATCGAAGGACGAAAACTTGCCTGGCTTGCCGGCGAGCAGTGGAAGCTGGACGCATTCCGGGAGTACGACGAGGGGACCGGACCGGACCTGTATAAACTGGCCTACGCCCGCGCCTTCAATATCTCGCCGGACGATGTTGATAAATACCAGCGTCAGATCGGCAAGGTGATGGAGCTGGGCCTCGGATTTGGTGGCGGCGTTGCGGCGTTCCTTACCTTCGCCCTTGTCTACGGCCTTGACCTCGACGAGCTGGCGGACGCCGCGCTGCCGAACATCCCCCGCGATGTTATCCGCGAAGCGAAAAGCTGGTACGACGAATCCGTCAAGCGTAAGTCGACCTTTGGCCTGTCAGAGCGGGTTTTTATCGCCTGTGACTCGCTTAAGCGTCTGTGGCGCCGGGCGCATCCCGCGACCTGCGATTTCTGGTATGAGCTGGAGCGCACCGTCCGTACAGCCATCGCCACACCGCAAAAAACGCTGTACTGCGGTTATCTGAAAGTCCGCCGCGATGGTGCATGGCTGCGCATCCAGCTGCCGTCCGGGCGCGCACTGTGCTACCCGTCCCCGTCCATCGAGAAGGGGAATATCACTTATCAGGGTGTTAACTCCTACTCGCGCAAATGGCAGCGGCTCAAAACCTACGGCGGAAAGCTGGTGGAAAACGTCACTCAGGCGGCCGCCCGCGACATTCTGGCCGGAAACATGCCGCTGATCGAGGATGCCGGTTACAGCATTGTGCTGACGGTACACGATGAGGTGATAACCGAAGCGCCGGACACTGACGATTTCAACGACAAAGCGCTATCCGCGCTGCTCTCCACTAACCCCGACTGGGCGCCCGATATCCCGCTGAACGCTGGCGGCTTCGAGGCGTACCACTACCGTAAGGACTAATCGCTATGGCCGTAACCAAAACGCATACCGGAACGGTTATTACCCGCACCGGTGAAAAGCAGGTGCAACTGCATCAAAACCCGACAACGTGGGTGGCTGGCCCAAAAGAGTATTACTACAAAGATACCGGCCGCCGCGGCGGTGCCGTAGGTGTCCGTACTCGTCTGGTGCTAAGTAGCATCCGTCCGATCGAACCCGTAGAAGGATAACCCTATGTCATTTAAATATCGGGACAGTCCGCTTTATTACCGGACTGCGCGGGAGGCTTTGCGTCTTGAGCAGTCCGGCGAGTATGACCGGGCGGCGAAGGTCTGGGCCAAAGCCAACCGCGAATCACGCAACGAACTGAATCAGGACTGGAGCGAACGCCGGTCTGATTTTTGCCTGATGCAGAACATGCGCGAAAAGCGTAAGGCGGTGGGCGAATGAACTATCGCGGAAAGGTACTGTTGGTCTGCTTCTTTTGTTGCCTGCTTTTCTGGGGAGTTTCGATCTGGTTAGGTGTAAAGCTATGGAGCTTAGTTTATGGCTTATGAACGTGAAAGCCTTATCGAAAAGCACCTCGTCGCCGAAGTGAAAAAGGCTGGCGGGGTCGCCTTTAAGTTCGTGTCACCCGGTCGCCGCTCGGTACCGGATCGCATTGTCCTGCTACCCGGCGGCCGTCTCATCTTTGTCGAATGCAAGGCACCCGGCAAAACACCACGCGCCGACCAGCTGCGCGAGCACGAGCGGCTGCGCGCGCTGGGCTTTACCGTGGTCGTGTTGGATAGCAAAAATCTGGAGGGGATATTGTGAATCTTCCCGCCATTCTCGACATGTGCTGCGGTTCTCGTATGTTTTGGTTTAACAAAAGCGACCCACGCGCCGTGTATTTGGATGCCCGTAGCGAGTCGCACGTGCTTTGCGATAACAGGAAGTTGGAGATCCGCCCGGACGTACTCGGCGATTTCAGACAGTTGCCATTTGCCGACGGTCAATTTTTACAGGTGATATACGACCCCCCTCATCTACGCCGCGCCGGTCCTAACGGCTGGATGCGAAAAAAGTATGGCCAATTGGATAAAGAGAACTGGCGTGAAGATCTTCGCGCAGGATTCGCAGAAGCATTTCGCGTGCTGGCACCCGGCGGCACGTTAATTTTCAAGTGGAATGCTACGCAGATTCCTGTCCGCCAAATTATAGAATTAACCGACCAGCAACCTACTATCTGGCAACGCACTGGCAAAGCAGATAAAACCCACTGGATAGTATTTTTAAAAGCCGTAGAGGGGTACCAGAACGGAAATGACCTCATCTAAAATTTTCACGCCTCGCCCTTACCAAGATCTCATTATCAACCACGAAATTGACACTCTGCGCTGCAACATCTGGGCGGGCATGGGTATGGGTAAAACCGTGGCGACGCTCACCACGCTGGAAGATCTCTTCATGGCAGGAGCAGAGACTCAGCCCGCGCTGGTCCTCGCGCCGCTGCGCGTGGCGGCCAGCACCTGGCCGGATGAAGCGGTTAAATGGGGGCATCTGCGCAATATCGAGGTGCAGCCGATTGTCGGTAACGCTAAGGCGCGCGCCGCGGCGCTGGCGAATAGCAACGCCAGCGTGTTTACCCTCAACTACGACAATCTGGTCTGGCTGGTGGAAGAGCTGGGCGGCCGCTGGCCGTTCGGTACAGTCATTCCCGACGAAAGCACCCGGCTGAAATCTTTCCGGCTGCGCGGTGGTGGTAAGCGCGCTGCGGCGCTGGGCAAAGTGGCACATAAGCACACCCGGCGCTGGATGAATCTCACCGGTACGCCAGCGCCGAACGGCCTGGTGGATTTGTGGGGGCAGGCGTGGTTTGTGGACCAGGGTCAGCGCCTCGGGCGCACCTACGGCGCGTTTACCTCCCGCTGGTTCAACTCAATACAGTTTCCGGGGCAGAGCTGGACGAAGCTTGAGCCGTTCGCACACTCGCAGGACGAAATACAGCGTGCGCTGGCCGACGTGACTATCTCACTGAATGCCGCCGACTGGTTCGACATCAAAGAGCCCATCCATAACGTGATCCGCGTGGACATGCGCCGAAGGCACGCCAGCAGTATCGCGAAATGGAAAAGGAAATGTTCCTCGAGCTGAACGGCGAAGCATCAAGCGCCGAACGCCGCAGCAAAGACGTGAAGTGTCTGCAAATCTCCAGCGGCGCGGTGTACACAGACGACGCCGGAAGCTGGTCAGAACTGCACGACGCGAAGCTGCAGGCGCTGGACAGCATACTGACCGAAGCAGCTGGCGCACCGGTGCTGGTGGCCTACCACTGGAAACACGACCTTGAGCGCCTGCTTAAAGCGTTTCCCCGAGGTCGCCACCTCGACCAGGATCCACAGACGTTGCGTGACTGGAACGCCGGAAAAATACCGGTTCTGTTCGCACATCCGGCCAGCGCAGGCCACGGCCTGAACATGCAGGACGGCGGCAACATACTGGTGTTTTTCTCGCACTGGTGGGATCTGGAGCAGTACCAGCAAATTATCGAACGCATCGGGCCAACCCGTCAGATTCAGGCCGGACACAACCGTCCGGTGTTCATTCACCACATTATCGCTGCCGACACTATGGACGAAATGGTCATGGAACGGCGCAACTCGAAACGAACAGTGCAGGACATCCTGCTCGATGCCATGAAAAAGAGAGGTATAGCATGACACCGGTTATCTCTGACACTGACCTGATTAACATTAAAGAGGTTGAGCGCTCTGTTGGCCTGAAAAAATCCAGCATTTACGAGCGTATCAGTAATAACGAGTTTCCGAAGCCTAAGAAGCTCGGGAGCCGAACCTCCCGCTGGGTACGCGGCGAGGTCGAAGAGTGGAAAAACAGTTTCTTTAAATCAAACGCAGCTGGTCAATATAATCCGCATACCACTGCATCATTTCCCGACGCCCTTCCATATACAGGGCATGGTTATAAACCCCGCGAATATTGTTCTTATCCACATGAGCGATCTGGAGTTCAACCCAGTCAGAGTTGAATCCTTTATCGTTCAGGATGGTGCTGAACGTATGCCGGAAGCCATGCCCTACTACCCTCCCCTTATACCCCAGCGTGTGGATCATCCTGTTTATTGTGTTCTCGCTCATGACCTTTGAAGGGTCATTCCTGCCGGGGAACATATTCACGTATCGACCTGTCAGACCGTGCAACTCCTTCAGCAAGACAACAAGCTGATCGGAAAGCGGCACCAGGTGCGGGCGGTCCATCTTCATAAATTCGGCGGGTATCTCCCACAGCCGATTATCCAAATCTACCCATTCCCATTTTGAATGCCGCAGTTCGTAAGTACGCAGCCCTGCCAGCATCATGATCTGTAACCCCAGCCGGGGCAGCGGGCTCCCCTTGTAACTCTCAAGCGCCGCGAGAAAATCGGGCAGTTCTTCCGCCGTCAGGAACGGGAAGGACTCTCCTTTGTGCCCGGTCATTGCGCTGTTCAGTTCGCTGACGGGGTTATACTTCGCGCGCCCGGTCGCAACTGCATAACTGAAAACTTCACCGCACCACCGGCGCGTTTTGGCTGCTTTCTCGGTTGCGCCGCGATTCTCAATTTTGCGCAGTGCGGTCAGCATCTGAACCGGTTCGATTTCAGCAACTGGCAACTTACCCACCGTAGGAAAAATATCTTTATTGAAAGCTTCGAGAATGTCAGAGGCATACCCAGGCGACCAGCGCGGCTTCTTGAATTCGTGCCATTCTGCGGCAATCTCTTTAAACGTGATCGTCTTTGCTGCCGCAGCTGCAACATGGTTTTTGACCTTCACCGGGTCAATACCCGCCGCAACGTTCCGCCGGGCCTCATCTCGCTTTTCCCGAGCGGCCGCCAGCGAAACAGCCGGGTACACACCGAGCGCCAGCATCTTTTCTTTACCGGCGAAGGTATAGCGATAGCGCCAGTATTTCGCCCCGCTGGTTTTCACCAGCAGAATGAGCCCGTTGCCGTCTGGCAGCTTATAGTCTTTCTCGGCAGGTTTTGCCGTCTCGACCTGTCGCGCGTTTAGTTTCATAGGTACCCGCCTCAAACTCAGATACCCGATTATGTACCCGTTTTAAATTTGGATTGCAACGGTAAAAGGTGGATAACGGCGGACAAACAAAACAGCCAATACCGCGAAAAACAAGGAAAAATGGACGATTGGGGATGGTTCTGGATGAAATGATGGTGCCGATAATAGGAGTCGAACCTACGACCTTCGCATTACGAATGCGCTGCTCTACCAACTGAGCTATATCGGCCCTGAGAGGCCGGTTACGAGTGTAACCACGGGGCAAAAGGTTAGATCTATCCGGGTGATGCGTCAATGCCCTTTTGAATCAAACGGCTATTTTTGCATCACCCGTGATTATTTACGCACGAATCGTATCGTCGCCGAAGCCGATCCACTTGTACGTGGTCAGCGCTTCCAGCCCCATCGGACCGCGCGCGTGCAGTTTCTGCGTGCTGACCGCTACTTCAGCGCCGAGGCCGAACTGGCCGCCGTCGGTGAAGCGGGTGGAGGCATTCACATACACCGCAGAGGAATCCACTTCGTTCACGAAGCGATCGGCATTGCGCAGCGTACGCGTCAGGATGGCGTCAGAATGCTGCGTGCCATGCTCACGGATGTGCGCAATCGCGTCGTCAAGATCGCTCACGATTTTCACGTTCAGATCCAGTGACAGGAACTCGTCGTCGTACTGCTCCGCGTTGACGGGAACGACGTTAGCCGGGCCATCCTGCAGCAGTGCGAGCGCACTGGCGTCAGCATGCAGCGTCACGCCGCTCTCTGCCATCTGTTTGCTCAGGGCCGGCAGGAAGGTGTTCGCTATGCCCTGATGCACCAGCAGCGTTTCCACGGTGTTACAGGTGCTAGGACGCTGGGTCTTCGCGTTCACGATAATCTTCAGCGCAGGAGCAATCTCAGCGCTGTCGTCTACCACGATATGACACACGCCAATACCGCCGGTGATAACCGGAATCGTCGACTGCTCGCGGCACAGCTTGTGCAGCCCCGCGCCGCCGCGTGGGATCAGCATGTCGATGTATTTGTCCATGCGCAGCATTTCGTTGACCAGCGCGCGGTCCGGGCTCTCAATTGCCTGCACGGCACCCGCCGGTAAGCCACACTCTTCCAGCGCCTGCTGAATGACTTTCACCGTCGCGGCGTTGGTGCGCCAGGTCTCTTTCCCACCGCGCAGAATGGCGGCGTTGCCGGTTTTCAGGCACAGGGAGGCGACATCCACCGTCACGTTTGGACGGGCTTCATAAATAACGCCGATAACGCCGAGCGGCACGCGACGGCGCTCCAGGCGCAAACCGCTGTCCAGCAGCCCACCGTCAATCACCTGCCCTACCGGATCGGCCAGATTGCAGACCTGACGAACATCGCCGGCGATGCCTTTCAGGCGGGCCGGGGTCAACGCCAGGCGGTCGAGCATCGCTTCGCTCAGACCGTTGCGACGCGCTTCCAGTAAATCCTGCTCGTTGGCGAGCAAAATCTCCTGGGACTGAGATTCCAGATAATCAGCGATTTTTTCCAGCACGCGGTTTTTCTCGCGGCTGGAAAGGAGCGCCAGTTTATAAGAGGCGGCCTTCGCGGCGACGCCCATTTGTTCCAGCATGTTCTGGCTCCTTAACGAATAATCATGTCATCGCGATGCACGGCAACCGGGCCATATTCATAGCCCAGAATGGCGTCGATCTGCTGCGAATGGTGACCCGCGATGCGGCGCAGGGCATCGCTGTTATAGCGGCTTACGCCGTGGGCGATGTCGCGGCCTTCGAGGTTACGGATGCGGATCACTTCACCACGGGAGAAGTTGCCTGTCACGCTTTTAATTCCTTTAGGAAGTAATGAGCTTCCTCGTTCCAGAATCGCGGCGGTCGCCCCTTCATCAACGACGAGTTCGCCCGCAGGCGGCGCGCCAAATATCCAGCGTTTACGGTTTTCCAGCGGAGATTCCTGGGCGTGGAAGCGGGTGCCAACGGAGATGCCTTCCATCACGTCGCCAATCACGCCAGGGCGGCTGCCCGCGGCAATGATGGTGTCGATACCGGCGCGGCACGCCACGTCGGCGGCCTGCAGCTTGGTCCCCATGCCGCCCGTTCCGAGGCCGGACACGCTGTCACCGGCGATGGCGCGCAGCGCATCGTCGATGCCGTGAACGTCGGTAATCAGCTCGGCTTCCGGGTTAGCGCGCGGATCGGCGGTGAACAGCCCCTGCTGATCGGTCAGAAGCAGTAATTTATCGGCGCCAGCCAGAATGGCGGCCAGCGCAGAGAGGTTATCGTTATCACCCACTTTGATTTCAGCGGTAGCAACGGCATCGTTCTCATTAATGACCGGAACGATATTGTTGTCCAGCAGCGCGCGCAGGGTATCGCGGGCGTTCAGGAAGCGCTCTCTGTCTTCCTGGTCATGTAGCCGATAGACTTAATGCCAGTATTTGTTAATTCAGCAATTTTTTGATTGTTTGCGTAAATGCCAATGACACCGTCTGATTCAAAGATAAAACCACTATCTGAATCACCGATATTGATCGAGGGTTTAGAACCATCAAATAACCCCGACCCTAATGGTCCAATGCTTACGCGCTTTGAAGGATTCAGAGTATCTTTTAAGCCGAGATATTGAATAACACCACTTATATCACTTTTCCCAATAATATCTCTCCCGACCTGAGTTAAATCGGTAAGAGCAGCAGCTTCAGTGCCAGTGAAGTATGGAAGTGTATCTTTAGTCCCTACAAGTTGAGCAAGTGCTGAGAGAGTCGTATCAAGAGGTTGAGATACTTTATTAAGAGCATTTCCTAATTTAGTATTAAACCCTGAAATACTACCATCATCCAGTACATCGACATTGGCTTTATCACTTACAAACTGCGCCAGAGCCGAAGCGATAAAAGATGCCTGCCGGAGGACTTTATTAATTTCGTTAGACTTTGCTACCCCAGAAGAAAATCCCGTAGATAAAGAGGGCAGCCCCTCATACTCAGCCTGAGAAATAACGTTGGCCCCACCCGATATAGAGAAGGGTTTAAAATCATTTGTAGCCATTAATTAGCTCCAGTATCCGGCGTCAAATCCGGCGATAGTTGTACTTTGTGTGTCAAACCCAAAGAGAGGACGAGCAGGATCGATTACGTTAAGGCTTTTGACTTTAACGCCACCAGCCTTAATATTCATTTCACCTGCCTTAATAACTGCAATGAGCTCTGCTGATGTATTTGCAATTCCATTAACAGCAATCGCGTTTATCGTGATACTCATGTCCTGGTTGTCGATGATCTGCATTTCTATACCTGAGCCGGTAAATACCGTTTCAAGAATTTCCTCAAGATGCCCCATCGTGCCGTCCCATGTATTGATTGCAATTTGTGCTTTCAGCACCATGCGGTAAACATCATCGCTTAACTGGGTAAATCCAGAATCAGGGTCAAATGGTCCTTGCCAACTCCCTTGATCCCAACCAAGACCATCTGTGTCCCACGAGAAATAGACGTCTGAGATAGGTACGCTCACTGTCCGGCCTCGCCCTACCCACTCACCAACGACGTCGAGCTGCACACCTACGGCCCGATCGAGGTCAAACGCAGCTATAAAGCTTTCCTGTGCTTTAACGATGTCGGTTAGCGGCCGGGTTATTAGATCAACGTGTTGTTCAAAAAGAGGCTTAGTCGCGTGGTAATTCGTTATTCGTTCTGTGTATTTGCTCATACTGGTGTCACCTTAATGTTGGCAACGACCCCGGCAGCGGCTTCGTTAAACAGAATGTCTACGTTCGCCGCACTTACCCCGGCGGCCGTCTTACCAATTTTCAGTGAGGTGATATCGTAATAACGGCTGGCCCCTCCACTCATTACCCCGAGGTTGGCAGGTGAATAAATCCGGCTGATGAGTACATTCTCGCCAATACCGAGACTGTTGATATACTTTGCAATCTCCGCCTTCATCTGATCAGCAATCTGCGACGTATACCCCGGGTAAGTGGTCAGTTCAATATCAACAAATATGTTGACTATTGTTGGCCTGCTGAACCTGATTGTTTTCGGTTCACCGTACTTTCCGGTGATGTCGACGGCGGTAGTGCCAAAGGTGAAAGTTCCCTGGTCCTTCTTCTTAGACAGGACAGTGGCTATTTCATTAGCATCGCCCCCTTCCACTACTGCACATATCGAGTGTTGCGGAAGACCATTGCTGTCAGTGGTGTCCGTGTCGTTCTCGTAAATACGTACCCGTGTTACACCGGAAATATCCAGCAAAGAACCGTCCATACCGTCAATGGTCGTCTTGGAAGGTAATGCTGTGCTTCTTGACTGCCTGGCACGTAACTGCGGATCGTTTTCCCCGGTTGCCCGAGCGTTGCCGCTGCCGGATTGGTGGCCGTTCGCCAGCCTCGGGTAGGGGTTGCAATGTTCCTGATTGTACCAGCCAGTGCAGCAACGGCACCGGGTGTCGTACATGTAGCGGTTACGGTCACAGTCTCCGATGGCGGAATATTGATGTTTGTTGGTAGAGCCCATAGTTTCCCGTTTTCATCTCGTACCAAGCCTGCAGTGATGAGCGTTCCGGGCTCGCCTTCCAGAACAAGATCTGAAGTTGAGTTGGTGGCCCCTTCCTGGCAATGCCGTTAATTTTACGTTGCTTGAAAGTGCGCGACCAATACCAGTTGACGGAGAATAGGAGTTATAGACCGCTATAGCCGTGTTGTTGGCATCGTGAATAGCCAGAGCGTATATAGCCACCATCTGTCCGTCTTTGCTGTCTGGCTCCAGATAAGCGTCACTGCCATAAATCTGCTGGAAATAGCTCGTCAGGGTATCGAGTATCGTCTGGTAATCAGGCGCACTGATCCCCTCAGCGGTTACCGTTGCCGATAAGCCGAGTGTGTCCAAATTGAGGGCCATTTATGCCTCGCTGGTTACTGTCGTTGTTCCGTAGATAGTGTCGATTTCAGCGAAGAACTGGACGCGGCGCGTCGTCGTGTTCACTGTCGTATTGAAAGAGAGGATGGACTTAACGCCCCGCGTTTCGAGGATGCGCTTACGGATCGCCAGGTTATAGGTTTCCGGCTTCTGCTTACCGAGTACGGACTGAATCCACGGTGTCCCCTCGGTGGTGTCGAGAAACCATTGCCCGTACCATAATTCGAACCGCGTTTTCACGGCCTGCGCTACGGCCTCCGGTGAGTTAATCAGCCAGGTATCATCGCCGCTGCCAAAGGTGTAATCGCCGTCGGCGTCTTCACGTCTGTATCGCATCAGTTAGGCGCTCCTGTGTTACCGCCGCCGGTCTGTACTCCGCCGTGCGTATGCGTCATCAGGCTCTTACCACCAGCTTTTACATCGTTAGTCACCGTTACAGGCCGAGCATCGTCGCGGTACCGCCTCCTTCGCCCATGCCCTGAGAGAGGTTCCCGTTTATTGTCACGTTGCCGTTTAGCGTGATGGTGGGTGATGTGATCGTGGTCCCTCCTTCTGCTGTCGCCGTCAACGCGCCGGGAGTTTTAACCGTGATGTTATGGCCTGCAGCCACTTCCACAAATGCAGCGCCATCATCAGTACGCAGCTGCGCGCCACTGGTGCTTATTCCACTTATTTTCTGCGCCTGCGATTGCGGCCCGACGATACAGAACGCATCCGATAAATCATGCACCCGGTCGTCGACAGGCTCCTGTACCCCGCCGTTCTGCCACCAGAAATCGATGCAGCGGTCAGCGAAAATGACCAGACATTCATCGCCGGCTTTCACCGGAAACGTTAGCGTGCAGCCGCCGCCGCGCGGAAATATCACCGGCACATCCACCAGCAGCGGGTAATTTTTGGTAATGCGGTTCCCGTCGTTATCAGTTTCAACCGAACGGATAGCAGGCTGCACAACCGCCGTAACCGCGTCAGGATCGAATGACTGGACGATGCCAGGCAAAGCGACGCGGATCTGGTTTTTTGTGGTTTCCCGCTCAGATTTGAATGTTTCGGCAAGGTCGCCGCTGCGGGTCTGGTCAGATACTGCCAT